TCAGCAGCAACGAACACCGGAAACTATTCAGCAGCAACGAACACCGGAGACCAATCAGCAGCAACGAACACCGGAGACCAATCAGCAGCAGAAGTAACCGGAAGAGAATCAATAGCCATAGTAACCGGAAAAGATAGCAAGGCTAAAGGAGGTATCGGTTGTTGGATAGTTCTTACAGAAAGAGGGGAATGGGATGGCAATGTGTATCCGATTAAAGAAGTTAAAGCTGTAAGGGTTGATGGTGAAATTATAAAACCTGATACTTATTATAAGTTAATCAATGGTGAAGTTATTCCATGTGAGTAATCTATTCCCGGTTTGCTTTGATCGGCACTCCGGGAGCAATTTAAACCACTTTAAATAATATAAGATATGAAAGAAGAAAAAGAATTAACCATTAGAGAGAAAGAATCTGTATTTGAGATCCAAACAGCAGATTTGAGTAAAGACAATCTTCCTTCTTTGGATGATGCCCAAGAACTTCCAATAGACTTGTGCGGTAATTATTGGTCTCCAGAACAGGCTGGAGAATTTAAGAAAATATTTTTTGTAGAAATCAAACCACAAAAGGTATTGAGTGCTACCAATCCAGATGAATTAATAGATTTAGATTGTGCTTTCTTCTTAGAAAGAAAGGCAGACGGAACAGTTCAAACTATAACTAACGGTTCCAGAAGATTAGTCGGTATTTTGGAGCAATATATTGAGAATGGTGCTCTTAAAAAAGGAACTCCCCTTAAAATCACGTACATGGGTAAAAGGAAGAATAAAACCAATAATTTCCAATCAGACAATTGGTCTGTCAAACCCCTGCTTATAAACTTACCTGTTGCCGGCTAATGGAAGCATTTGACTTGAATGGATTTGCAGAAGGGGAAGAACTCAACCCTTCTGCTTATAATCCGGAAGATTATCCTACCAAAGAAGAAATGCTTGATTTTATATACTCAAATTCTCACAAGCCACCCGTTAATATTGATTTGAAAGAATTAAGCGTTAACGGACTGGTTAAGCGAGATCCAATGGAGATGTATTTGAAAAGCAAGCATATTTCTTCTTCTAATCTCAAAAATGCCCTCAAGACTCCTCGTTCATTTTACTATGATTATGAAAGGGTATTTGAGGAAAAAGAAAAGCCCTGTTTTCAACTAGGCACATTTGCCCACATGGCATTCTTGGAGCCACGTTTATTTGAACTTGTCAAAGTAGAACCTAAATGTAATCAATCTTCCAAAGACGGTGTAATAGTTATGATTAAGTTCTATAACGAGTTATTATCAAATGATAAGAACTATGTTCCAGATGTCGAAGAAGAAATGCCCTCTGAAAAATGGAACTTTAGCGATCTTAAAGATTACCGTGATTATAAAAAACAGAAATGTTTGGATCTGGGTTACTCCTTTATCAGTGAAGATATGAGTATGATAATAAAAGCTCTTGAGAGAAACTATTATTGGTATGGTGGTGGTATTATCCCCCAATTATTGAAAGGGGCTTATTCAGAGGTGTCTTTTTATGGCAAGGATGAAGAAACAGGGTTGGATGTTAGAGTTAGGCCGGATTATTTTAATGTAGAGGAAAATATTGGTGTAAATGCTGTAATTTCCTTCAAGACCACACGAGCCGATGATCTCGGTAAGTTCTACTATGATTGTGCGAAGCTTAAATACGAGCTTTCAGAAGGAATGTACCAAGAAGTAATGAGTAGTATTACAGGACGAAACTTTAATGTAACAATAATGATAATGTTACAGACAGTTGAGCCTTTTGATGTTGCTGTTCTATTCTGGTCTCCTGATGATCTTGCAAATGGCAAATATAAATATCACTATGCTCTTTCCATCGTAAAGGACTGCTTTGAAAAGAAGTGGTTCCCCGGCTATGATGCTAATGCGGAAGAAGGTGCCCGTGGTATTATTGATATGCAACTTCCGGAATGGAGTAAGAAAATGCTTCATCCGGTTGCTATTGACGATATTGTATGATTAACTAAAATAAAAAACAATGATTGATTTAAAAGACTACTCTCCAGAAGAAGTTCAATTCAAACTTCCAACAACAGTAAAGTTTCCAGAGATTATATTTCCCGATTGTGTATGTATGGATGATATAAAAAAAAAACTGGCGGAGAACTTTATTGCCATTCAGGAAAAAGATGTAATAGCCAATCGGGTGATGGATGATTATGAAATCTCAACTATTCGTGCTAATTACGGTGAAATTGCGGAAGAACAGATGCCGGAATTAGAAGCGCAATTAGAGTCGTTAAAAGCTAAATTCAATAATGAAAAGAAGGAGTTTGAAGCGAAAATTTCAGCGTTACATACCCAATTTAAGGACCTTGTTAATCTTGCTAAAAAAGGAGTTAGAGATTATCCCCTAAAAATGATTGATACCTTCCGTATCCCTGTTATGGGGTATTATTTGTATTACTCATGGGTGAATGATGCTTTTCGTTTGGCATTGGTTCAGGAAATTCCGAAACACGAATACAATGACTTGTTTAACTCTGGAGAAAAGAACCAGGAAGCATTTAAGGAATTAGGTTATGATCTTCCTAATATTGATTTCAAGGATACACGAAAAAATGTTCGTCAGTTTGGTGAGGGTGAGAATATTGTTGAGGTATGGGAAGAAGATGGATATGATGTTTGGTTGGAACAATGGATAGAGGATTTGGTTGATTCATCAACCGGTGAATCTACATCTGTTCAACGACATGAATTACATCGTTCTCCAATAGAAGAAAGTCCATGGAGAAAGGAGGAAAATAATGACGAGACTAGCACACAAGAAGGGGAGGCCATCGAAGTATCGGAAGAGCCTGAAGAATAACCCATATTGGGAGGAAGTGAAACGAAAGGTTCGTATTCGTGACGGGCATCGTTGCCAAGTATGCGGTAAAACCTACAATTTAGAGATTCATCATAAAGTCTATGAGGTTGCGGGATATTCTATCGTAGGTCATGAATTAGAGTTCTTGTATTGCCTTGAAACGCTATGTGAAGATTGTCATGCAATGAAGCATGGTAAATAAATAATCCCGGTGTCCGTTGGTTCGGTATCCGGGAACTATTTTTAAAATAACTTATATGAAACAGATTAGTACTAAACAAGCACAACGTAACAGAGAAATAGCCAAGATTAAGGAAAACCTTCCTTCCTATTGTGTTATATGTGGTAAACCGGCTGTAGATGCTGCACATTTAGTTCCCAAAAGCATGTATCCCGAACACTATACAAATCCCTTGAATATAGTTGGATTGTGCCGGGAATGTCACAATAGGTATGATAATGATTTGTCCTTTAGACGCAAACAAAAGCGTCTAATAGAGCGTGTGAAGTCTTTTGATGAATGTGCAGCAAATAGATATTTTCGTTTATGAATAGTTATCAGTTAATATCCAAGCTTCGGAAGATTAGAAATGATACTTATCTCACTGCAATAGATCAGGCATTATATTATGAACTAATATCTATTTGCAATGAAAAGGGATGGAAAGAGGTGTTTGAGGCTCGTAGTTCTGTATTATGTACTTCATTGAATATATGGGATAAAACACTACGAAAATCACGCAAAATACTTGCTGATGCAGGTTTAATATCTTTCGAATCATGTAGAGATAAGAGGGTAGGATGCTATTATTCTTTTCAGACAAACCTAAGTAATGATATTAAATCATCGGTAATATCATCGGTAAATGGTACTGATGAAAATACCGGAGAAAATACTGATGATAACAAAATAGGAGATACTCAATCATCAGTAAATAATACGGTAATTTCTTCGGTACTACGTACTGATGAAAATACTGATGATAAAAATACTACTCCGGTAATATCATCGGTAAATGGTACTGATGATATTGAAATTTCACCTATTATAGATATTAATAAAACTATAAACGTAGAGAGTCACGCACACGTGCGTGAGACTCCCCCCTCTCCAAAGAAGAAATCCCGAAAGGAAAAAGGGGATGAAACTCCGTTGGTTTACCCTTTCACTTCTATGGCTTTTATGTCAGCATGGGAAGCACTCCGTAAAACTCCGAAATGGAAGAAGAAGCTTAACTATGCTCTTCAGCTTTCGCTTGATAAACTTTCCAAGTTTGAAGAAGAGTTTGCCATTCGGCAGATTGAAAGAGCAATTGAGTCTGATTGGACGGGAGTCGTATTTACAGGAACTGAACGAGATTATCAAGAATGGTTAAAACAGAAGTATGGAAACAATCAGAACAATCGGGGAGATAATCCCAGTAGTGAAATTAGGTCAGCAGGAATTAAATCAATCTCCTTCGGTTAAATTTCACATCAAAGGCAAGGAGATAACATGGGGCGAGGACCTAGTAGAACATTTCTGGAAAAAAGAGTTTATTAACTCCATGAAGGAAGTAGAACCGGGATTTATCATTGACGAACGCAACAGAGTCCTATTATCCGAATTGTATGATTATGTATTGGGCAGAAGTAAGATGTTTGATTCCTCAAAAGGATTGTTTTTGTGGGGACCTATTGGGGTCGGAAAGTCTGTTTTGATAAAAGGGCTACAGCGTTATCTAGGGAAGATTAACCGTTTACGATACGGATGCAATAACGATCACATCGGTTTTAGACTCACTAGTGCAATAGAAATCTCTCTTATGTATGCAGAGAAAGGTATGAACGGGTTATTCCGGTTTACTGATCGTGAATACATGTGTAATCTGGCTATTGATGAATTGGGACGTGAGCCTGCAGACTCAAAGCATTATGGGACCGGGATAAATGTCATACAAACCATTCTACAACTTCGATATGAAGTCAGAAGGGAATTTATTACCCACGTTACAACCAATCTCGATCCAAATTCAGAGTTTGGAAACAAATACGGTGATTATATCGCTGATAGAGTTAAAGAGATGTTTAATGTAATCGAATTGAAAGGATCTTCCCGCAGATGAGAATACTCCTAAACATCCTCCTTCTCCTAGGAGTTAACATCTTATTTTACCTGGTGGTGTATGCGATAGCGGACCACTTGATGGATAATATTATTAATTAAACGATGAATGATAATGAAAATAAAAACTCACGGCTCATTATTTAGTGGCATTGGAGCTCCGGAACTTGCATCCGAATGGATGGGCTGGAAAAATCTGTTTCATTGTGAAATAAATGATTTCTGCCAGAGCTTTTTGGAAAAACGATTTAAAGGTACAAGTTATGCAGATATTACCAAAACAGATTTCAATATTTGGCGAAACCGAGTGGACATCCTTACAGGCGGATTCCCCTGCCAAGATGCAAGTAAGGCAAAGCAGATGGGAGGAAAAGGACAACTCGGACTTGAAGGAGAAAGGACCGGATTATGGTGGCACATGTGCCGGGCGGTTGATGAAATTCGTCCACGGTGGGTTGTTGCAGAAAACGTTGCCAATATCGCAAGAGTTAACAACGGAAGAGATTTTGCAAAAATCCTCCATTCGCTTTCCAGACTGGGGTACAATGCGGAATGGAAGATTATGTACGCTTCGGATGCAGGTGCGCCCCAAAGAAGAGCCAGGTGTTACCTGGTTGCTTACTCCGACAGCGTCCGATTACAAGAGGGTGAATATTTCTTCTCCAATGTATGCCCGTCGATTAAACAGAAGCTCCGGAGCAATTGCGGAGCAGCTTTATCGATTGGGAAATCGTGGCCTGCTGAACCACCAGTTTGTAGCGTGGATTATGGGTTTTCCTCTAAATCACTTGAAGTGCATGGCAAATCTCGACTGATAAAAGAGGTGTTTCACGCTTATGGTAATTCCATGTGTCCCCAGCTGGTATATGAAATTTTTAAAAGAATAGAAGAATTGGACAATTAATTAAAATATTTTCAATGAATACAACCTTTGAAAAATCGGCTAATACCACTGATGAATGGTACACGCCAAAGGAAATTATAGACGCATTGGGAAAGTTCGATTTAGATCCATGCGCTCCGGTTAAACCGCTTTGGCAAATAGCTACACAAATGTACAACAAGAATGATGATGGCTTATCAAAAGAATGGTTTGGCAGAGTATGGCTTAATCCTCCTTATTCCCGTCCGCTTATTGAACAGTTTATAAAACGGATGGCGGAGCATGGAAACGGAATTGCATTACTCTTTAATCGTTGTGATTCAAAGATGTTTCAGGATGTCATATTCGAAAAGGCAACAGCGATGAAATTTCTACGGAACCGGATTCGCTTCTTTAGACCGGATGGGACTCGTGGGGACTCGCCCGGTTGCGGCAGTATCCTAATAGCTTTCGGTGAAGATAATGCCGATATATTAAGAACTTGCGATATCGCAGGTAAGTATGTACGAATCAATTAGAGTAAAACCTTGCAAGTTCTTGAAGGATTATCAAGGATTTGCGAAAAACAAATAAAGTAATGAGTGAAACAAAAATCATATTAGATGCCTGTTGCGGTAGCCGGATGTTTTGGTTTGATAAGAAGAATCCGAATACTTTATTCATAGACAAACGTAGTGAAACCATCACGGCCAAAGATAGAGATAAGATCAGAACCATAGAAGTAAAACCCGATATTGTAGCAGATTTCACTAATTTGCCATTTGAGGACAACTCTTTCTATATGGTAGTGTTTGACCCTCCACACCTTAAAACACTTGGTGAAACGTCATGGATGGCAAAGAAGTACGGCAAACTTCCTTCGAATTGGCAGGAAGTAATAAAAGCTGGTTTCGATGAATGTATGCGTGTCTTAAAGCCAAATGGTACATTGGTATTCAAGTGGAACGAAAGCGAGATAAAAGCTATTGAAATATTGTCTCTTATCCCTTATGAGCCGTTGTTCGGGCACACCACAGGAAGACAAAGCAAAACAATCTGGATGTGTTTTATGAAATTACCAACCGATTAATAAGAGTATGGATAAAAAGGAGCAACAGGCAATAGATTTCCTTCGCAGCATGGAACGTGACGATCCGATGTGTTTAGGTTTTTCCGGTGGTAAAGATAGCGTTGTTATTCTCGACCTTGCAGAACGTTCCGGCATAAAGTATAATGCTTCTTACGCAAATACTACCGTTGATCCGCCCGGTACAATCAGTTTCATAAAGAAGAACTATTCACAGGTTCAAATACTTCATCCAAAGAAATCATTCTTTCAGTTGGTTGAAAGCAAAGGACTACCCGGCAGAATGAGGCGTTTTTGCTGTGAAAAATTGAAGGAGCAATACGGTATCGGTCAGCGTACAATCGAGGGAATGAGGGCAGAGGAAAGCCGATCTAGGGCGTTGTATGAGCCAGAGCAATGCGATACACGCAGATGGATGAAAGGAGCGAAACATATTCTTCCGATCCTTAACTGGTCAGAAGCCGACATATGGAACTATATCCGAAAGTATGGACTACCATATTCCAAGTATTACGATGCACCTTATAATCTTTCCCGTCATGGTTGTGTTGGTTGTCCCCTTGCCGGTTGTAAGCAGATGCAGGCAGAATTTAAGATGTTTCCCGGTTATGCCCGAAGAATGATTGTCGCCATTGAACGATACATGAACAACAAACCTAATAATGCACTTGCTAAGAATTTCAGTGATCCGTATGAAGCCTTTTACTTCTACATCAATGAAATGCCAATGCAGGACGTTAGACGGTTGAAAAAGGGACTCTTCCACTTTAATGCGAAGGAGGTTATACAGAAAGAGATTTTAAAACAATTAGCGTAAAACAAGATAGATATGAATAAAGAAGAAATCATTAAGCAATGTCTATCATTGATAGACGGTTTTGATGGAAGTGATACCGAGTATCTTGACTTACTTCATGAACTAATAGATGAATGTGAGATAAGGATGGAAGGAAAAGAAATGGAATTGGAGTAAAACAAGATAGATATGGATAAAATGAACTATGAGGTAGAAGAGGTGCATATAAGTACAATTCAAGCCGGAGACACTATTTTACATAACGGATTGATAAGAACAGTTGACAATGTGAATATCCGACACAGCTCCTTTATGGGCATTACTCTTTTTGGTGATTCTTATCACCTAGGAAATACTCTTGTAAAACGTTTAAGAATAATAACCGTTAAATAAGAAAGATATGAGCAAATACAGTGAATACCATTACGCCTTTACCTCTACAGTAGCCCATCTGCGGAAGATAAACCAAGTTCTTACTCTTTTGAAAAACGAAAAATGATCTAATCATGACCCGCAATCAATTTATTCATTACTCCTATCGACATAGTGAGATCATTATCTGGCATCAAAAGCACCCAGAAGTAGATATTGAATGTATGCTGATAGGGGTAGATTTCGATCACGAATTATTTCATCTTGTTCCTATCGACTTAGATTATTACGAAGATAGATCGTATTGGCTTCCTTATACATCATGCGACAAACAGTTTAAGAAGCCTAAGATGAAAGTGGTAAGGAGTGATAGAACAATAGTAACTAAATAACTAAAACAGAAATGAATATAGATAAATTTATTAATAGTACTATCAAAAGCTATGATGAATATCGAAAGAATTGTGACATCATAGCTAAGGAGGCGCAAAGATATATCGACTTTGATAAATTCGTTTCTTGCGAATATATCAATGGCGTAGGACTTAGTATATTGGTAACGTTACCTGAAACAGATGATTATACTATTCCCGAATGTGTATGTCCTGTAGTAGGGTTCTTTGAATATGCCAAAGGTAAGGACAAACTATCAGTAGATGACATTAAAAAACTATCATTATGAAACAGACATTAGAAGAAGCTGCAAGAGAAGGGGCTGAAGGATATAATATCGTTGGACAAACTATTTATAAATCCGGATTCAGAGCTGGTGCAGAATGGCACGCAAAGCAATCCCCGTGGATAAACGTTGAAGAGCGGTTGCCGGAAACAAATGATGGACAATCTTTATATGAGGTCATCGTAGTTACTTCCGATAGAAGATTCTTAGTTGTAATCAATACAGAAGTAGAACATCTTGTTGGGCTTTTGGGAGTCACCCACTGGATGCCAATTCCGTCTTTCGATGAAATACTGGAAACCAACAGAGATGTACTAGAACGGATTAAGGAGAAAGGAGATTGATTATGACAGCAAAAGAATTAAGTAAGTTAATCACTACTGGCAGAAAACTGAAAAAGTTTATTAAAGAAACCCTCCCTAAAATCAGAGAAGAGTTTCAAAGCCATAGCAATAGTGGAATAGATAAGCATACAGATGGATTTAGCAGAAGGGAGAGTATTCAGAGTATGAATATAAGTAATCTTTGTTATTCTTCTTTTTCTGGCAGTTATGGAAGTGGAGACACATATTCGGATATAGCAAATATGGATACTGATTTGATGCAGGAATACTTTATCAAATATCTGAATAGGCATAAGGATGAAATAATGGGGGGAGTAGCAGATTTAATGATAAATGATGCAAAATCAGGTCAAGAAGATGCTATTAAGGAAATAGACGAGTATAAAAAATCACTGCTAAAACTATTGGAGGAATAAAGAAAGGAGACTAATATGTATGTAGCAAGAGACAAAGACGGTGATTTGTATCTTTATAGAGAACGACCCGTGAAGCATGATAAAAAGGAAAATTGGCAACCATGTAGTGACAATCCCCATGATTTCTATAAGCTAGACTCTTCTTTATTTCCCGAAGTAAAATGGGAAGATGAAGAGCCGACAAAAGTTGAATTGGTAAAGAAGGAAAAATAAATGAAGAAAGTAACAAATATCACTACTGTTTTTAGATGTCTTAAGCCATATAGGAACTGGTATAACATTATGAGCCAAGATGGTTTCTATGATATTAACGTCATCATTGTCGGCAAATTAGAGCTATTAAAGCTAATTATAGCTTTGATAAGCCTGTTGATTTTCAACAAAAGTACTGTCATAAAAAGATACAGAAAGGAGGACTAACTAAATGGATATAGTACCTATTCTAACAAAAGATAATCTTTCTAAGGAACAGATAGAATATCTGCAAAAGCAGCAAACAGAATATAAATTGATAAATAAGATTAAGAGGAATCCAGGGCATATCTTATTCTCTTTTAATCGAAAAACAGGGGAAATCAAGAGGGCTTCTATTATACATAAGGTTTCTATTGGTTTGAATGGACTTCCTGTAACCAAGTCAGAAACGGTTATAGAACCAGATTGTTATTATGACCAAGCCTTGAATGAGAAGAATTTTAAAAAGAAATTGAAGAGAATTGGATTGTTAAGTATTTAACCGACTTAAAAACAAATAACTATGGGATTTACAACATCGTGTTTTATACGCAAAAATACACCGGAGCTTCGGAAGAAGTTGGAAGAGTTGGGTTATATAAAAAATTCCCCAATATGGACGGATAATTGCAGTATAATATGGGCTTATCAATATCCAGAAAAAGGATTCGATACTCCTAATTATGTAATTGCAGATTCTTTTGATATTCCTTTTGATAAACATAGCCGCTTATGTGGAAAATTTATTGATTGCGGAGTCAACGAGAATCTTTTTCTTGCCATAGCCGCATTGAGGGATGATACAGACAAGAACCAGTGGTTTACCGATGGTTATCATTGGGAAATATGCCCTGATGAAGTAGCATATATTAATGCTTGGATAGACAAATATGGGTTTTCACCTCATAAGGCTACCGTAGAAGAGCTAATCGAACACTTTAAAGAAAAGGAGGTGAATCATGGATAGCATACAAACACAAACCTTTTCTTTCAGAGCGGATGACGATGCTGTGGCATATATTGATTTTTGTGATGGAGATTTATGCGTTTCTGTTGAAATAGAAGGTAAACAGGCAGATTTTCACTTTGAACCTATTACTTTGAAGATGTTTGCCTATGCTTATAAGTTACATTGTGAAGAATTAAAGAAGGAAGAAATATGAGTCGTATAATAAAATTCAGAGGGAAGTCAGTCTTAAATGACGAATGGATTTATGGTGATTTAGTTCATAGAATTGATAGCCCAAAAACAATTTCTCCGGTACAAATCAAAGGTATTGGTGTTAAAGAAGAAACCGTAAGTCAGTTCACCGGATTACTTGACAAGAACGGTAAGGAAATTTACGAAGGGGATATATTGTTAATGGGTGAAGATGAAGGCGTAAGAATCTATAATAAAGTAGGTGTAAAAGACGGATGTTTTGGATATATCGGAGAGTATAGTGGAGAATTATTGCCATTCTGTAACTATAATGTAATGGAAGAGATTGTAGGCAACATCTACGATAATCCTGAATTAATCAAGGAGGAATAATCATGAAGAAAATAATGTTCAATGATAAACTTGGCTTAACCCAAGCCGTATTGGAAGGTCGAAAGACTATGACGAGAAGGATTTGTAAATACGATAGACCTGATGAAAGTTGGGATATTGTATTTCCCGTTTTTGGATCTAAAGATTATGATAACGAAGGGAACCTAGTATCTCCTTTATTTGGTGCATTTGGGTGGAAAAATAAAGATGGAGATTTTACAGGATGGAATAATCCCCTTTACAAGTTTGGCGAAGTTGTTGCCATTGCACAAAGCTATAGGGATTCAGGCTATTCCCCAGACTCACTAGACAGGCATCCGAAAGATTTAAGCGTTCGTGGCCTCATGAAGAATTCCGCAGGATGGAATAACAAAATGTTCGTTAAGTCGTATGCTTGTAAGCATCACATAAAGATAACCAATGTAAAAATAGAGCGTTTGCAGGACATTAGCGATGAAGATTGCTTGAAAGAGGGGATTATACATGCGTATACCGATAATAATGGAATAAAGAGATATCATACCCCTCATACAAAAAGAGGATATTTGTCAACAGATGTAGCTCAACAAGCTTTTGCGTTCTTGATAGACAAAGTATCCGGCAAAGGTACATGGGAAAGTAATCCGTTTGTATTTGCTTACGAATTTGTGTTATTTGACTAAGGGAGGAATAGCAATGCCAATAAGCGAAATTGCAGAATTAATACTTAAAATTGCATTATTCATCCTCAATGTCACAACCGTTGCCATCATTGTAATTTTGATAGGTAAATGGCACAGACGCATGGAGGGCAAGCTGAATGACATCAAAAGTTATATTCAGCACGTAACTGATCGCAATGACATCGTATACATTAATCAGCTTGAAAATCTCAAAAGAGAGCTTATAAAGGCCGAACGTTATGAAGATGTAGAAAAGATAAGTAAATGTATTGAACAGGAATACAATTATCTTAAAGGAAAATGGAAGACAGAGAACAAATGATTGATCCTTTAAAATAGAAAGGGAGAACCAGCGAGCACGACCAAGCTTAATTCTCCCAAATCTTACACGATTATGATGCAAATATACTATTTACTTTTAAAATAATCGTGTTATGGAGCTGGATTTTAATAAAATAATTCGTCTTAAAAAGATTCGTATCGAAAAATCAGAACTTTCAGAAGAAGAAAACGCTTTGACCGCCCCGATTTTGAAAGATAAAAGCCTTATTGGGGGTATCTATAAAGTTTTTGTTGAGTTGCTAAATGAGAAGGGATGTCCACCGAATATTGACAGTGTGACCCAACGGAAGAAGTTCATCTTCATCATCTTGTACTTGTTTTCTCCAAGCTCGCTTGCCGGTGGAAAAATGACAGCCGGATTACGTGAAGAAATGTCAAGAGTATTGGGGGTTCAGTCCAAGAGTACAATTTCCGACAACTGTGCAGATGTCGTGTTTCTGTATCAGAATTATGGGGATTTTAGTGGGGATATAGAGTATCTTTATACCGAAATCGTAAATCGGTTAAGAATCAAAGGGCTAATCAATTAATGAGCCGGGGCTTAGTGCTCCGGCTTTATTTTATCTAAATGTGCTTTAATAGAATAGAACAGTTTTAAAATGAAGTCATAGTTCGCCGCTAATTGGCGACTTTCTTAATAGTATCTCCATTTAATAAAATGGTCTTTGTTCTCTGATAATGCTTTATTGAAAGATTCTAACTCGTAAGAGGTACATTGTATTATGCTTTCTCGCATTTGTGAGCTTAATTCGTTGAATAATTCGTTTAGATAATGTCCATGAGAATGTTTGTTTTCAAAGACAAGTAGAGCCTTTAACCCTATTTCGCAAGCAAGTGAACTTAGTATAACATTTCCAATATAAAAACTTGCAATAGGTGTATCTGTAGCTCCCTTTCCATGCCTTTCTATAATATCGCAATATACATAAAAGGCATCTCTAACATTTTTAAATGATATGGTTATTTGCGGTTCATTCATTTGGTTTCATTTTCTTTTTTCGTTCCAACTCCCCCTTTCTGATAATGCAAATAGTATTCTCATAAGGTTCTTCCGTTTTTTGCCAGTAGTTCAGAAGTGACTGCCGGGCAATTCCGAGTTCTTGGCTTGAAAATACATCATAGATGGCAGCAGGTGAAGCAAAGTATCTATGCTTACCAGTTGCTTTCATTTCTACGTGTATAACTCTTCTTTTATCTTCCTTTTCCATGATGCAAATATACTTATATAATTAGTATATGTTACATAAAATAATATATTTATATTTTATTAACTATATAAATAGTATTATTTGTTACATAATATACTATCTTTGCGTCATCAAAAACGAAGTAATAACAATTAAAAGATATACGATTATGAATACAAAAGAAATAGAAATAGGCTTGAGATATAGAGTGTCAGTTGATTTGGCTAATGGGCGCTATGCAGACGGTACGCCACGCATATCACACGATGATGTAGTAAGAGTAATAAAGCGAATTACAGATACACACGTGATTTTAGAATGTGGTCGTAGATTTATCATTAACGATAATCTTAAAATAGAGAAGTTCTAAGTTTAATCCGGTAGCCTTCGGGCTACCACAATACACACGATTATGGCAACATCAGTAATTAAACAAAAAACAATAGAAAAGTTCATCATGTCTGAATTTGTACAAGGCAACTTAAATACAAAAGAGCAAGTAAACTGTATGCTTATTCTGATTCAAAAGAAGTTGGATATGTCAATAGAGCAAGCGAGTGACTTTATAAGAAATGCAATTGGTATTAACGCTTAAATATACGATTATGACAAAACAAGAACTTGAAAACAACATGACTAAGGTAGCAGGCATACCGGTTGAAATAACAGTCAGAGGCAAACGCTCTTTTACTTTCTCTTTTGAGGGTAAAAATGAAACAGCAGCAAAGAAGATACAACAATACTTTGCACCTGTATCACTTGAATACGACTACGATGAAGAATGTGATCTGACTTGTTTATATATGAATCTTTAATAACACGATTATGAAAGTATACAACTCGAATAGCGTATTAATAGCAGAAGGTTACTTAGTACCCAATCCCAATTTCATCCCTAAAGGTGAATACAAAGAAACAGAACTGGACGAATATAAACGTAGTGTTGATTTTCTGATAACGAGTTGCGGCAACAAGTATGAAGTTATCTTCAACAAGCCTATTGCTCTCAAAGAAACACGCTCTATTAAGCGCATTGGCAGCAATGAACACTACACATATCTTGTTACAGAAAAAGCCTTAGAGAGCCTAAAAAAGCAATATACGCACGCATGTGATTTTTGATACGAGCGTAGAAAGATTGAATGTAAAACTTTAAATATAGATTAGTTATGAACTCAATAAACAAAAACGGTTGTAGCGTCTGCCAACCAGGTAAAGAGAACTACTGCACTTTCTCAATAAAACTAAAAGGTAAAGTAAGGCGAATGTACCAGTATGACTACCGTACTGAAAGCGGCGATCTGTTTGCTACAGTAGCCCCAACGCTAAAAGCTTGCAGAGAAGAACGTGATGTTTGGCTTAGTTCACGACAATAAACCGATTGTCGTGTATAACGATTGAATATATTTCGTTATCTTTGGTTGTGGTAGTACCTTTGGGGTACTATCGCGGGGTGTAGCAGTGGTAGCTTTTCACTTTGACTTGGTGAAGGTCGGTTGTTCGATTCAGCCCCCCGCAACTATTGAGTATTGATTTAAATTTGACACGATTATGAACATTCTTACATTAAGCATCAAACAGAAGTATTTCGATGAAATCTTGGTAGGCAAGAAAACGCACGAATACCGTGAAATTAGACCTACCAATGCAAAGAAGTATATCACCTACCTTTGTGATGGTAAAGAATACAAGGCTGATGACGAATTACCTGAAGAGGGTGAGATAGAATTAAAGCCTATCAAGTATGATGCTATAAAGCTGTTAACTGGTGAATATAGGGGTAAACGTCCGTATATTATAGTTGAGGTGAAAGATGCAGAAGCATCAATTCTCACAGACGATGAAGGCAACGATATTGTTTATACTTATAAAGGTGAAGAATATCTTGCCGCCCAAATGGATTATACTTTAGGCAAAATATTAGAGAAACATATAGATTGAATTGTTTAAACTTAAAATTTAATTTGCTGAGTCGCAAGAAGAATTAACAGAGTAGCCGGACCGCGCAGAAACATGAATGGCGCAGGAGCAGGCGGTAGATTGGTAGCCAATCGTAGAGGTACGGCTAGTGCCACACAGTTAGGATCGCGTAGGCAGCGTTATGCTGATTTGCGTGTATCATTAGGTATGTCCGGAGGATAACTATGAATAAAGTCGAGCAAGCGAACCGATATATAGACCTCATTCGGGTAAAATCGAATGAGGCTTTACTGTTTTTATCACTCGGTAAAGACTCGCTTGTTCTGCTTGATTTAATCTATCCAAAGTTTGATCGGATCGTTTGTGTGTTTATGTACTTCGTCAAAGACTTGGAGCACATAAACCGATGGATTGGCTGGACAAAAGCCAAATATCCAAAGATTGAGTTTGTGCAAGTGCCTCACTGGAATCTTACTTACATTCTTCGTGGTGGGTTGTATTGTGTCCCTAATCCAAAAGTTAAGTTGTTGAAGTTAGCTGATGTAGTGAAGGCTATGCAGCTAAGGCATGACATTTATTACACCTTCTTGGGGATGAAGAAAGCCGATAGTATGAATCGTAGGCTTATGCTGAAAGGGTATGAGGTAAACGGTTACGAGAATAACGGTATGGTTTATCCTTTGGCTGATTGGACACAAAAGGATATTCTTGCTTATATGAGGCAGTACAATTTACCCGAACCAGTTCGATATTCATTGAAAGCCAGTTCGGGAGTAGGTTTCAATCTTGATTGTATGCTTTGGTTAAAAGAGAACTATCCGCAGGATTTACAACGAATCTATCGGGTATTTCCTATGAGTGAAAGAATTTTATTTGAGTATAATAATAAAAAACAAATAGCCGAGTCAGAAATAGAAGAAGAGGAAGAATGAAAAGTGCTGCCGATATAGGCGTACAAACCAATCGTTTGAGTAATGCCGCAGCTGGTAATCCAGAAAGGCAGGCAAGAATTAACAGTATTGGCGGTGCCATGTATCGTAACCTTAGCCGTTTGAATTATACAAGAAACAAAAGCGTATATCAACAACATTCAAGAGCTGCCCGTCAAGGAAGCAATAGTCTAGGATTAAGTAACGGATAAATAAAAGGAGGTATTGAGTCAAAAGAGTATCTAAAAGAACTGCCAGATATAATACAACAATGTTTCCCAATACCAGTGAAGCCGGAAGACAGTATGCTATTGGAAACAGAGCTGCCAACATGATTCGCGCAAATTTACAAAATCAGGGAAGTAGCAACTTTATGAGGAATTATAATCGTATTATTCGTGCAAGAAACAATATGCTAAGTTTCTCGCGTGGGTTAAGCAATGGATAGAGAAAGGAGTTTTTGAGTCAGAAAAAGAAATAAAACAGTTGAACAAATACGTCTGCAAGCAGGAAGATTGCAACGTGAAGCCGAAAATAGATACGGTACAAGTTTTACCAGTAGAAATTTGCGGATTGTAGATGCTTACAACAGCGCAATGAATAAACTGGTTCGCCGTCAAGTATCGCAAAGACGTGCACAAGGATTAAGCAATGGATAACATGGAACTAAGTAAATACATAAAGAGTGAATCGGTAGAACTTAATCGTTCTGCCATTCACTTCGCTGATTATAATCCTCGAAAACTATCTGATGAATCACGAAAGACATTAAAACGTGGTATCAAGAAATTCGGGTTGGTCGGTGGAATTGTCGTGAACAAGCGTACTGGATTGACCGTAGTCAGCGGACATCAGCGTTTGTCTGTCATGGACGAATTGCAGAAGTTCCCCGATAACGACTATCGCATTCGTATTGATGTCATAGATGTGGACGAAAAACAGGAGAAGGAATTAAATATTCTGATGAACAACCCGAACGCACAGGGTACATGGAATTTTGATGCTCTTGCACAGATTGTTCCTGACATTGATTGGAAAGATGCTGGTCTGACTGATGCTGACCTAAACATGATTGGTGTTGATTATCTGTTGCAGACTGAAGAAGAAAGCTCCATTGCTGATGCTTTGTCTGATATGATGTCGCCTGTTACCGAACAGAAAGAAGCCGATAAAGCCGCTAAACAGTTAGAGCGTGCCGAAAAGGTTGCCCACATGAAAGAGGTCAAGCAGCAGGTTAAGGAGAACGCACAAAAGCAAGCCGAGGACATGGATGCCTACGTGATGTTGTCCTTTGATTCCTATAAAGCTAAAGCGGCTTTCTGTGAAAGGTTCGGTTATGATCCAGATATGAAATTTATCAAGGGAGAGGTATTCGATGAACAAGTAGAGAGAATAGATTAATTATAGGAGGAAAGCAGAGTCAGAAAAAGACAAAGAAGTTACAGCGAAATTCTTTCAACAACAAAAAGGTTGAGAAAAACCTATGCAGCAAGTGGTAATATTGCAAGAAACATATCAAATAACCAACGAATCTCTCGTGCAGGATATAATGTAACCCAAAATCTGGCAAGAAGTTTAAGAGTAGACTCTTCACTGCTTCCTTTCTCCAATTTCAGAGATAGAAGGGGTTACACAACTGCTAGCCGAGGTTTAGCTAACGGATAAGATTATGACAAAAAGTGAATCTCAAAACAAAAAAGGTAAAGGAGGAAGAAAGCCTAAGTTTGATTACACAAGCGAGGAATTCCTTTCTCTCGTAGAGTCGTATGCCAAAAAGGGATTCACTGACGGAGAAATAGCTCATGCCATTGGAATTGAACCAGAAACTTTTTGTAGGAAGAAAAGAGAGTTCAGTCAATTAAGTCAAACCCTCTCACGCGCGCGTTGTGCAATAAACTCTCTTGTCCGGGCAAAGTTCCTTGCTATGGCCCTTGGTGGTATCAAAACAAAGAACACTACTATTCGAAAGCTGCGGGATAGGGACGGAAATCTGACAGGTGAGGAAGAAGTTCAAACTGTAGAAGGTGAATTGGCTCCCAATTTGAGTGCTCAAATGACCTGGTTGTACCATTACGATGAAGACTGGAGGAGGATTGAACGTAAACAGGATGAAGATGCTGATATTCCTACCAACATAAACCACGGTATTAGTATTGATTCCTGGATTAAAGACAAGCTGAAATGATAGTACCTCAAGAAATTTACCATCCATTATACACTGATACGGATAAATTCATTATTCTTATCACCGGCGGTCGTGGCTCCGGCAAATCCTTCAATGCTTCCACCTTCATTGAACGTCTGACCTTTGAAATGACGGAAGCCGAAAAGATAGTGCATCAGGTTCTCTACACCCGCTACACGATGGTTTCCGCTGGTATGTCTATCATTCCCGAAATGATGGAGAAGATAGAGCTAGACGGAACAACTAAGTATTTCAAGACTACCAAGACGGATATTGTCAATAAGATGACTAATAGTCGTATAATGTTCCGAGGCATCAAGACTTCTTCCGGTAATCAGACGGCAAAACTAAAATCTATTCAGGGAATTACTACTTTCGTCTGCGATGAAGCGGAAGAATGGACGAATGAAGAAGAGTTCGATAAAATAATGCTCTCTATCCGCAAGAAGGGTATCCAGAACCGGATTATCATTATAATGAACCCCTGCGATTCTAATCACTTCATCTATAAAAAGTACATCGAGAATACTCACAAGCTTGTTGAGATTGACGGTGTGCAAGTTCAGGTTTCTACCCATCCGAATGTACTTCATATTCACACTACCTACTTTGACAACTTAGAGAACCTTTCTCCTGAGTTCCTTCGGGAAGTGCAGGAAATGAAAGAGAAGAATCCTGAAAAGTATGCTCATGTTGTTATTGGTCGGTGGGCTGACGTTGCAGAGGGTGCGGTTTTTAAGAAGTGGGGTATTGTGAAAGAATTCCCCCAATGGGCGAAGAAAGTAGCTATCGGGCAAGACTTCGGGTACACAACAGACGTTTCAGCAGCCGTGAAGTGTGGTATCGTAGATAATGCCTTGTATGTTGATGAACTATGTTATCAATCAGGAATGCTCACAAATGCACTTGCTGACAAGGTACGTCCTTATGGTTTGAAAGTGTTTGCAGAATCCGCTGATCCTCGACTTGTAGACGAAATCAAACTTCGTGGCGTGAATATTTATGGCGTAGATAAGTCGGGGCCATCAATCAAGGCAGGAATAGATAAAATTCTCTCTATGGATTTGTATGTAACGGAACGTTCTTACAATCTTATGAAGGAATTAAGAACCTACGTATGGGATAAGGACAAAGATGGAAATTATATCAATGAGCCAGTAGATAAGGATAATCACCTTATGGATGCAATAAGGTACTATGTTTTGGGTTGCTTGCTTGGCAAAATTCTAAAACCGAAAGATTTAACAGGAATATTCACACATTAAAATTATAGATTATGCCATTAACACTCGAAGAAATATTAGCATTACCCGATATTGGGCAGAAAATAAGCTATCTGAAGAAAGGCAGGAAGACCGTGCTTCCCGATCGTTGTAAACTTTGGGATGATTGGAATCCTGAACGCCATGAAATCATGGTTGATAAAGAGAAGTACCCAGACAGAAAAGTGCTTGAAAAGGAAGCGGAAAAAGATTTCGATGAAAAGACCGGCAAGACTTATGAGATTGAAGCACAGTACAAAACCGAACCGGTGAACCGTATCTCCATTCCTTTGGAGCAGGATATAGTGAACATTCAAACCGCTTTCACAGTCGGCACAGAACCGTCTATGGATTGCACTCCAACTGATGATGACGAAAAGAAGCTGTTGGATGCGGTCAAAGCTGTATTCAAATCCAATAAAATCAAATACCAGAACAAGAAGATTGTCCGTTCCTGGTTATCCGAGCAAGAGGTAGCCGAGTATTGGTATGCGGCCGATGATGATTCGTTCTGGGCGAAGTTTTGGAAGAAAGTGAAGACCACCTTTGGAGGTAAGGTAAAGCCTACTAAGAAGTTGAAAAGCGTGTTGTGGTCACCATTCCGAGGGGATAAACTTTATCCGTTTTTCAACGATGAAGGTAAGATGATTGCTTTCTCCCGTGAGTACAAGAAAAAGCTCATGGATGATTCGGAAGTTACCTGCTTTATGACTATCACGGATAAAGCAGTCTATCAATGGGATTTATCTAAAGGGTATGAAGAAAGAATTTCTTTCGTTCACGGATTCCCCAAACTGCCGGTTCTCTATGCCTACCGTCCTGAACCTTATTGCAAGAAGATAAAAACCTTCCGTATACGCTTGGAGAAACTTTTATCCAATTATGCCGACTGCATAGACTATCATTTCTTCCCACTGTTGAAGCTAATTGGTGATGTAGAGGGTTTCATGGGTAAGGTTAAAGATAGAATGGTCAAACTTACAGGTGAAGGTGCGGATGCCCAATATCTGACGTGGAATCAGGTGCCAGATACTGTAAAATTTGAAGCAGAAACGCTTACTAACATGGCTTATGATATGTCCAATACTCCACGTATTTCTTTTGAAACGCTGAAAGGTGTGGGTAAGGCTTCTGGTACTGCTTTCCGCTTTATGTTCATGGGGGCACACATGGCGGTAGAAAATCATGGTGAAGTTATCGGAGAGTTCCTACAACGGAGAGTAAATTTCATTGTTTCCGCTTTAGGCTCTATCAATCCAACCGAGTTTAGCAAGGCATCCCAAACTATCGACATCGAAACGGATTTGGTTCCGTATATGATTGATGATTTGAACGACAAGGTAAATACTGCTGTTTCTGCTGTAAGTGGTGGCATTTGGTCAACTCGTGAGGGGATCATGTTTGCTGGGAACACGGATCGCATTGATGAAGAGCTGAAGGAAATCGAAGAGGAACAGGCGGCAAAGAATGAAGGTGTAAGAAAAAATGGAACAAAAAATGCTCCTTAGTCAGAAAAATTGCGAGGGTTATAATTTGAATATATGAAAAATAGAACATTTAGCGGTAATTCTTCGCAGTTGCCACTATTTTTAATTTATAGTAAAATAATGAATAAATAATTTGATAGTATTCATATTATTACTATATTTGTATTGTAATTAAGTCCAAAGCGTTATGAGTTACAAATCAGTTAAAGACGTTGTAACTATGTTGCAAGAAAACGGTTTTGTTCTAAAGAGTCAGAAAGGTAGTCACATGAAGTTTGAGAAAGACGGCAAAGTGGTTATTGTACCGAATCATAACAGCAAAGGCGTTGAGAAAGGCACTTATTACAGCATTTTGAGACAAGCGGGGCTAAAGTAGCCCCCTTGTTCTTTTAATTAAAAAAGGAGGTAATATGAAAACAGTAGAAGTTATTGTAGAACACGCAGGAAAGAACTTGAGTGCTTATATCGAAGGTGCTCCCGTTATTACAGTCGGTAATGACATGAAGGAGTTGGAGGATAATATGAAGGAGGCGATCGAGTTATATTTGGAAGATAACGATAGTCCCTGCGAAGTGTTATCTGGGGAGTTTGAGTTGAAGTTTAAGATTGATGCTGCTACCTTTATTAACTACTATAGTAACATCTTTACTAAAGCCGCTTTGAGCCGTATTACAGGAATCAATGAACGCCAGTTGTGGCATTATGCTGCCGGAGTGCATAAGCCTCGCAAGCAACAGTTAGAGAAAATTCAGAGGGGTATTCAATCATTGACAAAGGAGTTAGCGGCTATAAATTTACTATAGTATGGTGGATGTTAGAGAATTGAAAATTGGTAATTATGTCTATTTACAAAATAGCAAAACTCCATATAAGATAACAGAAATAGGATATAGTGAGATTGAATATCCAAGATATGAAGCGAGTGGAATATCATCAGAAGCGGTATTTCGTACCTATGTAGAGAACCTTAATCCTATTCTTCTTACAGAAGAATTGATTTTGAAGTGCGGATTTGAAAAACATACTTGGGGAATTGTCACTTATTATAGCCCCTTGTTTGAGTTGGACGCAGATTTCCATTTGAAGGGAGTCGATTACAATATACAAGTGAAATCCCTCCACCAACTTCAAAACCTGTATTTTGATTTGGGAGGTCAAGAATTAGAAGTAAAACTTTAGGCATACTCTCTTACTATATTTAGGCGTGAACCAAATGGAATCACGCCTTTTTTATATCATTTTACGACAATCGTTTCATTGTCGTGTATCACTTATCTGATTATTTCTCACCCTCTTTATAAATAGCGAAATTTACCGTAGAAATTTATAAATCAAATTCATACGGTATGACAATCTTAGAACAAATCTTAGCAGGACTACAACAGAAATTCTCTGGGGTGGACACTGCTATCTTAACCCGAATTGCCACTAAAAAGGCAGAGGGTGTAACGGACGAGACAAAGGTAAACTCCATTATTGAGGGTATCAGTTTTTCGGACGTGTTAAATTCCTATGGTGATTTCCGTGCTGGGGATGCTTCCCGTACTTCTGTATTGAACTACGAGAAAAGGCATAACCTTAAAGACGGTAAGCCAGTCGAAACTACCACAACTACCACACAGCAGCAAGCTACGGAACAGCAACCGGATATGGCTAAAATCATTGCCGATGCGGTGAGTGCAGCCGTAAAACCACTTTCCGATAAGCTTGCTCAATTTGAGACAGAAAAGTCGCAAGCTACCCGGCAGGAGCAAATTCTTGCCAAGGCTAAGGAGTATGGTATTCCCGAAACAATTGCTAAGCGTTATGCAATTCCTGATGATGCGGACTTAGATGCTTATTTCAAAGACGTAAAACAGGAATTTGCCAATATCGGCTTTAGCAGTGTAACCCCTCCCGAATCAGCTGAAGCGAAGATTGAAAAAGAAGCTGAATCTATCGCCAAGATGATTGACGAGGGAACAAAAACTATTGTTGAACAAAACAAAAATTAATTATGTCAGCAGGATTTAAGTATGATTTGGTTCCGCCCTTTGAGCAAGAGGAACGTTACGACGTCCAGACCGGTATTCGTAGACGCGGTCCGTTCAAGCTTGATACACAGAACCTTATAGTGGGAAGTTTCCTTCCCGGATTTACACCGATTTATGCAGACTTGAAAAACAAGTTTGCTTATGCGGTAATCAATGTGGAAGTTGTAGAAGAGTATACTTCCGGTACAAGTATCAAAATAGCCAAGAATTCTTTGGCTTATGTAGGCATGTTCATTGGTAATGGTACTAAAGGCGCAGAAGTGACGGCTATTGACAAGTCTAATGCCAATTACGACGTATTGACTATCAAGGCTGCTTTCGGTGAAAATATCGCCAAAGATGCGGTTCTCTTCCAAGCAACCGCAGTCGACGGGCTGAAACAAAAGTATGTTTCAAACTCCGCTTTGTATGAAAGAACAAAGGTGGAAGATGGTATCGTGTTAGTTGCGCTGCTCCGTACAGCCGCAGAGATTGAGCCTTCAAAATTGGTTATGCCGTTTTCCGAGAACGATAAAGCCAATATGAAGGGATGGTTTGAATTTAACGAGTAAGGAGGTAGGATATGTTTTTAACGATTCAAACATTATTCGATGATGCGAACATTGTATCCGCTATCATCAGACGTGTGAACCAAACGCGTAAAGATACAATCTATTGGCAGCAGTATCTTACTTTCCGCAGAGTAACTACTCGTCTGTTCAAAGACTACATCGGCTCTGTAACTGGAGTGATGGCCGGTTCTATCAACTCACGTTTCGGTGAAAAGCCCATCCGTGAACGTAAAAATATCGGTTCTGGATATGGTGAAATAGCCTATCTGGGCGATGCATATCAAATGTCTATTGACCGTCTATCTGAATTGCAAGATTTGATTGACAAGTTCAATCAAGCCAAACCGGCAGACCAAAATACAGCATTGGAAGAAATAGTAAACTTCCTGGCAGATGACTACCGTCAGATTACTCTTGCAGCTCACAAGCGTATGGATATTATTGTCGGTGCATTGTTGATGACTGGTGAAGCCACCGTTTACAATAAGGATGCTGCAATAACTTCCGGTCAGACCAACAATAAGCTGCTGGAAATTACCCTTCCATTCAATTTTGTTAAGCCTACAGCTGGAGATATAATTGTTGATGGCAAGAATATGTTCATCTCTTATTTAAGAGAGAAACTACATTCCCTAGCTCCAGACTTTGGCGCTTATGCCAAGATGATTATGACACGTACAACCTTCAACAAGAATGTACTTGGCTCTTCTGAATTTGGCGAACAGTACAAGATGATTCTCGGCACTAACGAAATGAAATTAAGTACCGGTTTGATTTCTTCTTCGTTGGCTTCTGAAGTTTTTACTGGTATCGGTCTGCCACGTATCGAAATCAAAGAGGATTACGTGAAAGACCAGACAGGAAAAAATGTGCAGATTTATGCAGACAACCGTATCACCTTGCTTAACGGTGATGAAGTAGGTTATATGCGCCATCATACCCCGTATGAAGCGACAGATCCAGTATCAGGGCGTACTTATGTTCCATCAGAGGGGCAGATGCTTATATCCAACTACCGTGACAAAAACGGTCGTTATATGGAATATACGGCAGAATGGATTCCACAAATTACCAATCCGGATTTGATCACCAATTTCGATTTGAGCGAAATTGCATCAATCCAATCAGCATAAGGAGGAGGATATGAAAGTAAAGGTTATATCTGTTTTCCGTGATAAGTTTACTGGTAAGTATTACAATCCCGGAGAGGTGATTGAAATTTCCGAAGAATCCCGTGTATTGGATATAGAAAACCGCAAACTTGGCGAACGGGTTGAAGTGAAAGTTTCTGAAGAAAAGAAGGAGATCAAAATATCCCTCTTTGAAAAGGAATTTGAGAAAAAGATTTTGGTTGATGCTCTGAAATCTATCGGTGTTCAAGCAGCCGGGAACATGAAAGAAGAGACTCTTTTGGGTAAGGTTGCAGAGTTGGATGAAGAAACGACTTCCAAACTGAAAGAAGTGTTAGATATTAAATAAAAAGGGTAGTACTCCTACCCTTCCATTATGTAACTTATAATTCAATAAAGAAATGAAGAATTTTATTTTTGCCATATGTGGCTTTTTAATGATGTCTTTGGTCTCCTTGAGCGTACAGGCATCAAGCGTCGAATCTTTCGAGTGTGAATACGTAGCCCCATCGGTTGATGTTGGTTTGTCACCTATTCAGTTTTTCACCTTAGAAGCTGCTCCGACTGATTGCGTTGTATTGTCAGTTCCACAACCAATCTTTATGATTACAGATAGTCCGGCGATGCAACCAGCGACTATTACGGCAATGCAAGGAAAACAAATTTCAGTTCCTAAGTGTCCGTTCCGATATATCTACAAATCGAAGTATTGTACGCATTATAGCTACACTGCATACAGCAGACTGATTATACCATAATTAAAATGACAGTGAATGACTACATACAGCAAAGATTTCAGTCTTTCAGTATTCACTTATCAGAAACTGATCTTTTGGATATGTGTCTGAACGCGAAGATTAGCGGAGAGGATGAAATGAATAAGGAATCCTACAATATCGTTTCTGTGGCAATTGCGAAGTTCATCCCCTCTCTCCTACTCCGTGCCACTTCAATCAGCGAAAACGGCTTCTCTATGTCTTGGAACATTCAGGGTATTAAGGACTACTATTCATTTCTGTGTAAACAGTACGGATTGAAAGACGAATTAAGTAACAAGCCTAAATGTACTTTCTTATGATATTTGCTCCACACATATTGCAGATAAAGGTTATCACCCCAATGGATAAGGATGAGTTCGGCAGACCCATTCCCGGAACAGGCGGTGAATACTGGCAGGAGGTATGCAAGTGCCGTTGTGACGATAACACTACCAAAGAGTTTAGGTCAGAAAACGGCTCTGTGTATCGTCCAAACTACCATGTAGTGTGTGAGAAGAGAATCACTGTCAAGGCAGGGGATGAAGTTAGAGCTATATGGGATAGAGGGTTGAAAGCCACTACAACGGATATGGGTGAAGGAACTCTTGTTATAACTTCGATTACCAAAGATATTGATGTGAGAGGTCAAGGTGAGGTTTACACGGTTAAGAGTACAAACCACTTTAATTATTCGGAACTATGGATGTAGATTTCGATTTTTCCGATGTCGATTCTTTTTTCAATGAAGGAGAATGGGAAGTTGAAAAGAAGATGATTGATGTAGGTGATGAAGCTGTGAAACATGCAGAGGAACACGGCAATTATAAAGACCATACATTGACTTTGAGAACGTCCAATGATTACGATGTCGATAAAGACGGTTTAACTCTGAAAAATGAAGCGGAATACGCCTCATTCGTGGAATCTAAAGGGTATGATGTTTTAAGTGGTGCCGCTCTATATGCGGAGAAACGATTAAAAGAAGAATTTGAAAAATGAAAAAGTATATAGGAACAAAACAGATTGAAGCCGAACCTATGACATTGGGTGAAGCTTACAGTAAAGGCTTGGTAAAAAGTGAAATAGAAGAGAATGAGTCTTATAAACTGGGATATCACACTCGTACTGAATATGGCTATGAAAGTTGGTCACCCAAAGAACTGTTTGAAGAATCATATCGAGAAGTCAAGGAAGAAACCCCTATCTGTTTCGGTGATGCTATAGAAGTTTTGAAACAAGGTGGCGCTATCCGTAGAAAGGGCTGGAACGGCAAAGGGTTATTTGTTATCAAGCAAATTCCGGCTCATATAGAAAGCGACATTATCCCCAAGATGCAATCTCTTCCGCAATCAGCAAAAGACCTTATTCTGAAAGGCAAGGGTTTTATTGACTATACAAGCCAATGCCTTATCTACAACGAGAATACCGGACGTGCAGATTCGTGGGTTCCATCCATCAGTGATGTGTTTGCAGAAGATTGGGAGATTGTGAAATGATAGTAACTACTGACATAGGAAACATTCTCTATCGGGATTGCAAGGCTTTCGGGATAGGTATAGCACCAGCAGGGGAAACGCTGACGGGTGAATTGAAGTCCGAAAGGATTGTCATTCACACGAAGAAGCAACAGCCGGGGACTTATTGGAAGAAGTCTTTCGCAGAAGTGAATCTTTGTGTACCTGATTTAAGCGAGAATGAAGCGAATACTATCCGTTTGAATGAACTTGAAAGAAAGGCTGGCAAGCTGTTTGATGATGTAGTAAGCACCTATGATGGTACAACCTATCGTTACTCTATTGAGTCTATCAGTATAGAAGCGGATACAGCTTTAAAGTGTCATTATGTGAATGTGAGAATTTTATTTGAAGTATTAAATGTAAAACTATAAAATTATGATTTCAGCAGTAGGAATTAAAAGAATCTTGTTTGCCAACATTGATAAGGTAACGGCAGACATTACCCCCGAAATCGCAAAGACTTTGATTCAAGCCGCTATTAAGGCGAAAGATGAGGTTTTGAACGTGCATGGGGAAACTTGGCAGATTGAAGAAACGGAAGCATCTGTCACTGGACATAAAAATCAGTTAACAGGAAAAAATTACCGTTACGATGATGTGCCGGGAGAAGTCTCCCCTTCTTTCTCTATCGGACAGTATGACTGGAAGACAAAGAAAGCGTTCATGGGTGGCGATGTTATTCAGGCAACATCTGAAGATGTCGGATGGAAGCGTGCCTTGGACAAAGTTATCGTCAACAAAGCATTGTTTTGTCTGACTGATGATGATGTATGGTTTATTTTCCCGAAATGCCGTATCATTTCCCGTGAAGCTAATACGGACAAAGCAATTGCCATTGCAGTACGCGGAATGGTTCAGGAACCGGGAATCGAAGGAGTTTCTTCTGAATACAATTACGAAGAAGAAGCTATCAAAGCCTTGATACCAGTGGCGTAACATTTTAAGGTAAAACGATTGTAAACAGCAAGGGTGAGGTGGTGGTATTCGCTTCACCCTTGTTTCAATTTAGAATAATGAATCAAGCAGCAAAAATAGTTTCTGATGCCCTTTTAGGGCTGGATTTTAAGAATGTCGAAATAGGTGGAGTTGTTTATACAATCAAGCCGCCCACAATCAAAGTTATTTGTAGTGCTATTCATCATTTTTCCAATATTGGGATGACAGGTGACAACATCATGGAAGCTATCAAGAAACTTCCCGGAGCCACAGATGATATGCTGAAAGGTATCTCCTGTTTTATTTGTGGTAATGAGAATATGGCTAAGGCTTTGGAAAACGGAACCTTTGATGAAATCAAAGAAGTTTTGGAAATATGTTTCTCTATGATGGATATATCGGCTTTTCAGTGTGTCAGCTTGATGAAGAACGTGTCGATGCTGGCAGCAAGACCGAAACAGTAGGAAACGCAACGTTCTTCGGGCAAATAGCCCATTTGGTTGACACTCTCCATTTAAGCTATACGGAAGTGTTTGAAGTCATTCCATATAGAAACCTTTTAATGATGCAACGAGATAAACTCCATGCAATTTATGGCGGTCAAAAAGTAAAAAAAATCAGTGGTAAAGAATTAGCGAATCGTAGAAAAAAGAAATAAGTATGGCAAAATTATCAGAGACTTATTGTATATTTGTTTAACTTTTAAAATTTAAAGCTGAGTCAGAAAAAGAAGAAAGAGTTTAGATGATTTATCAGCACAGAGATGGCGGTTAGCGCAAACTAACATTTCTGATGCAAGAATGAAGAGAGTTAATGCCGCATATCGGAAGTATGCTGGCAATATTCATTCGCGTGTAGGTAATTTCGGTGAATTAACCGATAAACAGTATGCTCGTAAGTTTTCACGTCGTTCCTATATGGGACTTGTTGCTGGATAAAGTTAAAGCCGGAAAAATCCGGCTTTTATATTTGTAGTACTTATGCTCCGACATACGTGGTTCTCCATCAAAATGTATTTTACCTCCGCAGTGGGGGTATAAAAAAGCCCCGAACCTTTATTGGAACGGGACTGATTTTTTAGAATGATTTATTAAATATCGTCTAATGCTTCGCTTTCTTCTTCTTTCTTTTTTAGCTCATAATTAATATTATCCTCGTAGCCTATTTGAATATGACCGAACTGAGATATTTCTACGACTACACTCCCTACTGGTAAATCATAAAATGATATATAATGACATTTTTCTTTTCTTAGTGCTTGTAATTCATATCCATCACCTTCATAATATGGTTTTGAGAAAAACTCATAGTGTTTATTTGGCTCACCATATTTCTTAGTGAATAACTCTTTCATGTCATAATAATCAGATTTTAAAGAACTCCAAGATTCTTTCTCATTATAATTGACTGCTACTTTCCATACAATTTTAGATTTGGGAGTTGCAAATATATATATTGTAACGTAATCTCCTGCAAAACCTCCTTTCATGACTGCAACATAATCTCGTGCATATTCTTTGAATGTAAAACTCTTTTTCTCTAATTTTGAAACAAAACTTGAAAGTTTCCCATCCAATGGAACACCTTTAAATTCTAAATGCTGCGATTCTTGGGCAAAAGAAGATATTGCCATAAGAAAAAAAAATGTCAGAAATAATATTTTCTTCATATTCATGTGTTTTTATGTTATACAATGCAACAAATTAACACATAAGCACACAAATAAGCAAATTTTACTCGATTAATTTGAATTTAGAACCGTGTTTTTTATTTTGGCAACGAGTAAACTTGAAAAAGAGAGACTATAAATGTAACTAAAGCCGGATTTCTCCGGCTTTAGTTACAACTTAATAGACAGATGTGTTTTCTCCTGATTATAATATTTGTTTTGAAAAACATGAAGGCTATCCGAAGCATCTGCACCATTAATAACAATAACGTCTTCACAATTTAGATAAACAGATATTATATCACACCAACCTAACAAATACCGATTTCCATTATTTTCATATACGTCATCTCCTGTATAGCCAAATATTTGTTCAATCAGCTCATGGTCAGAAAGCTGAATTGGGTATAAATCTTGATAAGGAATCTGCGTTAATTCCCCATCAATATTACAAACACAATATTGCGGTTCTACGGTTTCTATTCTTACAGGAATCTCTTTGTATCTTACTATACTTATTTTATTTATTAACTCTTTTTCTGCAATCATTGCTTATTCCTCCATCTTAAATTTCTTCCCACAGTTGGGACAGATGATTGTTCCGCTTTCCTGCTCAAAGAGTTCCATAAAATCTACTCCCAAAACTTTTGCGATTTCTTCAAGCCTACTAACTGTTGGATTCCCATTTAATGACTTAGACAAACCGACCTCCGTCATTCCTAATTTCTCGGCGAGATCTTTCATCATCAACCCTTTTTGGCGACATACTTCTTTAATTCTATAATTCATATCAATTAAACTATTTGTTTATTTGACAAAAATAGGAATAAAAACACAAATTGGATAATAAATCATACAAAAACACCCAATTTGTTTAATAATTAATATTTATTAACTAAACATTCTTGCTTTTATAATTAAACAAATCGTATATTTGCATTGTGATAATTAAACGAATTGGATAATTCTCTCTTAAAACATACAATTATGAAACGCTACAATTTATCTCAAATCATGAAAGACGCTCATAGATTCTACAGAAGTAATTCAAGAATGGGTAGAACCTTTGGCGAATGTCTGAAACTCGCTTGGACTTGGGCGAAAGACGCAATTAAGTTCAAAGAAGAAAGAGAAGCTAAGATAAAGGCTATGCTAGCTAATCAGAAGCCAGTAGAGCATAAATCTTATAATGATAGTAAGATTACTTGGGCTGACTGCTACAATGTGAATAGCAAAGGTTATATGAGTAGTCAGTATTGCGGTGATTGAAATCAAAGTAAGATAGAAATGAATGAAGTATAAACATTAAAATATAAAAGTTATGGCAACAATTGAATTAAGAGAAAACGATATGCGCAGGGCTGTGAATCTCAATCGTAAAAACGACTATGGCTTGTATGCCGAACAAATGATGCGTCTTATTAGTAACCACAAGAAAGGCGATGCGTACAAGCGCGCTTTGATAGAGTTTCGTTTGACAGATATAAATCTTCATCGTGAGGTTGAGATGCTTATTAATGGTAAGTATGACGAGTTGAGAGAACAGGTAAAAAAGTGGTAACTATAAAAGAAATGACTATGATACTAATAGCTGAAAATCGAGAAGTAAAGATATACCGACATAACACAGTTGGCGGGTGGATTAACGTATATCAGTTCAAAAATGGCGAATTATCATTTGGGGCTAAAAAAATATCAACTCTGAATAGATTTGAGAAAACACAAGTTTATAAAGCGATTTGTAGAGTACTAACACATAAAATATAACGATTATGACAACAGAAATCAACATCGAAGAGGTAAAGAGCAAAGCTGTTCATTCTGATTTATTAAAAGCAATGTATCTCATTAATCAAGCCCGTAGTATAGTTTCGGGTACGATGGATGAGAAAGAATTACGGGATGCCGGACAATGGGACTGTTTGGATGATACAGTTTCAAGGCTGAATGAATGTTCTCGTAATGTGAGCTACATTATTGGCACGATTATAACAAATAGAGTTTCGGTTCTAACGACCTAACACGATTATCAAAAGGCAGCTCGCACGACTTTAAAGGCTGCCTTATAAATTCCATAGTTATGAACCTCAAAACGAGACCACCACCAAAAACTTCACGACAATGAAATCATTGTCGTGTTATGGTAAAATAAAACTCTCTCTCTTACACGATTATATAATAAGTTTGCAAACAGAAACAACGCAGCTATCCTCACGGCTGAAAAATATAACCCCGCCATTGGTAAGAAGTGAGGAGCTTGCCTTTGGTGGGGTTCAATTTTTAAAACTGTGTAAAAGTATGAATAATATTCAGATTTTCCAAAATGAGCAGTTCGGAAAAGTAAGAATTGCGATGAATGAGAGTGATGAACCTTTGTTTTGTTTGGCAGATGTGTGCAGTGTTATAGGCATTGCTAACGCAAGAAATGTGAAGTCACGACTGGATTTAGAGGATGTCCGCCAAATGGACACCCTTACAGAAGGTGGAAAACAACAAGTTACATTTATAACCGAAAGCGGTTTATATGATGTGATAATTCGCAGTGACAGCGAAAAAGCAAAGCCGTTCCGCAAATGGGTGACAAGCGAAGTACTGCCATCCATTCGTAAGCATGGTGCATACATGACGCAAGAGACACTTGAAAAGGCTTTGACCTCACCCGATTTTCTGATTCAACTTGCAACCAATCTAAAAGAAGAAAAGCAAAAGCGTATTGAAGCAGAACAGAAGATACAAAAAGATGCGCCTAAAGTTCTTTTTGCCGATGCTGTTTCAACTTCTCAACGTTCTTGCTTGGTTGCTGAACTGGCAAAGATACTACAGCAGAACGGTGTGAATATCGGTCAGAACCGCTTGTTTACTTGGATGCGCGAAAACGGCTATCTCTGCCAGAAAGGGCAATACTACAACCAACCAACGCAGAAAGCTATGGAATTGGGGCTTTTTGAATTGAAGCAAACTTCAATTAATAAACCAGATGGCTCTGTATTAGTGAAAGTTACTACCAAAGTAACAGGCAAAGGGCAGATTTACTTTGTAGAAAAGTTCTTGGGTAAAGATGCGGCTTAAATAATAATGCGCACCTCATTAAATTGGGGTGCGCTATTTATATAAACTAAAATCATTTTATATATGGCAAAACTTGTATTTCGCGTACAGTCTGATTGGGAAGAAGTCGTAAGACTCCGTAGTGAAATAGCTAAATTAAAGCAGGAGTTGAAAAATGTGGATGGAACACAATCCCCTGCTACCTTCAAAACTCTAAATACCCAACTTGCTGTATCCAATCAAAAGTTGGATGAACTGGTGACTAATGCTGCTAAAGCCGGAGCTGAAATGGAAATGGGATTTAAAAAGAAAATTTTTGATGCCTCTCAATCTGTTAACGGATTCACAGAAAAGATTATTACTCAAAAGACAGTAGTTAAAGATATTGAAGCTGATGTAAAGCGTCTAGGAGAATCATATCGCATAGCACTAAAGCGTAACCCTCTATCTGCAACTGGTAAGCTGGAAGAATACAATGCTGCTCGCAAAGCCTTAGATGAAGAAAAGGCAGCTTTGTTCGGACTTACCCAGCAACAAGCTGAAGCTCGTCTTTCTGTGAAAAAGCTCCGTGACGAATACGCCCTTTACAACGATAATGCCAAAGAGGTTGTAGAAAAAAACAATGGCATTGCAATTTCTTGGAAGAAAGCATTGGCGGTTATTGGTGGTGCTGGAGTATTAAAGGCATTAGGTTCTGAAATAATTCGTGTTCGTGGCGAATTTCAATCCATGCAGACCGCTATTGAGACTATGGTTGGAAAGGATATGGCAGGGCAACTGATTCCGCAAATCAAGGAGCTGGCTAAGATTTCTCCACTTACTATGTCAGATATGGTTGGAGCAGAAAAGATGATGCTTGGATTTAACATACAAGCAGAAGACACTATCAAATACTTGAAAGCCATTAGTGATATTTCTATGGGGGAATCCAGTAAGTTCAATTCGCTAACTTTGGCATTTTCACAGATGTCAGCAGCGGGTAAACTTATGGGGCAGGATTTGAATCAAATGATAAACGCTGGATTCAACCCGTTACAGATTATCTCCGAAAAGACTGGAAAATCTATCGCAACTTTGAAAGATGAAATGTCCAAAGGTGCTGTTTCCGCTGAAATGGTTCAACAGGCATTCATTGATGCAACTTCCGCAGGTGGTAAGTTCTATAATATGTCTGAGAATGCTTCAAAGACTATCAATGGTCAGTTGTCTATGATGCAGGATGCTTTGGATTCCGTGTTTAACGAATTGGGAACAAAGTCGGAAAGTGTTATCATGGACGGTATTCAAATGACAACTTCGTTGATTCAGAATTATGAAACAGTAGGTAAGGTCTTGGCTGGATTAGTGGTTACTTATGGTACATACCGGACCGCAGTGATGCTTGTTACTGCTGCCGAAAGCAAACATACACTTGTGGAAATTGGACTTACTAACGCCCGCATATTAGCACGAAAAGCACAACTAGCTTTGAATGCAGTCATGTTAACCAATCCTTATGTGGCATTAGCTACAGTAGTTGTTGGGTTGGGTGTAGCAATGTGGGCCTTACATGATTCTACTACAGCAACAGAAAGAGCGGAAAAACAATTAAATAACACAATAGACATCCAAAAGCAACAATTAGATGAACTTAAAGGAAAAGTTAATTCATTAGTTTCTATTATTAAAAATGAAAGTGCTAGTCAATTTGATAAGATAAGGGCTTATAAGCAATTACAATCTCTTATGCCAACCGTTTTCTCAAATATGGATATTGAGAAATTGAAATTATTAGACATACTCTCTGTAAATAAGCAAATCTCTGAAGAAATTAATAGACGTGAGCGTATAGGTGCAAAAACAAGGCTTGTGATGGCTCAAAACAAGGTTAATAATATAAATGCCTTGATTGCTGAAGATTCTAAAAGAGGTACATATTACGGGCAATATGAGTCACAGCTATCAGAAGCTAAAGCTGAACAAGAAGTTGCTCAAAAATATGTAGATGACCTGTTGAAAATCCAGTCAGAAGCCAATAAAAAGAAAAAGCAAGAGGATGAAAAGGAGGAAATACGAAATAAAGAGTATTGGGAGCACAAGAAAAAACAAGCAGAGGACGCTCGTAATGCCTTGGATGTTTCTAAAAAGAATTCAGAAGAATGGAATAAATATACCAAACAAATACAAGAAGCACAAAAGCAAATAGATAAGTATTCGGATTCAAAATCAGGAAAAGAGGCTGACAAGCAAAAAAAAGACCAACAAAAATCAGCCGAAGAGCTTCTGTCTCTCCGTCGCCAAAATCAACAGGCGGAAATAGATCTTATGAAGGAAGGCACAGAGAAAAAGCTAAAACAGATTGACCTTGACTATCAAAAAGAACTTGACGCCATCAAGAAACAAGAAAAAGATTTGAGTGAAAGACAGGGTGGAAAGTTGACTTCGGAGCAGTCTATTGAAATTTCCGCTCGTTATACCAATGCTGAAAATAAAAGAGAGAAAGATATAGCCGATGTAAGTAAGGAATTAAATTCCATACTAGATAAATATCGTGATTATTCAGCTCAACGCATAGCTATAGAGAAGCAGTATCAAGACGATGAAAAGAAACTTAGGGACGGATTAGCAAAAGCTAAAAGCGATTCTGAAAAGAAACAATATGAAGATGCCCTAAAAGAACTAGAAAAACAGCGTAAGAAAACTATAGATTCTATTTCAAAAAGCGAAATCGAAGATTCTGGCGTTTGGAAAATGTTAATGGGAGATGTTGATGCATTACCTACAGATATGCTTGAACAATTATTATCTGATGCTGAACAACTTGTCAAGACTACAAACTTGTCGGCTACAGATATGAAAGCTATGATGGATACCATAAATAATGCTCGCCAAAACCTTATAGCTCGCAACCCTTTCAAGACATTGAAAGAAGAATATGAAAAGTATCAGAAAGCAATAAAGAAAGGGGATAAACAGGGAGCCTTTACTTCATGGAGTAATGTGGAACAAGCTAGCGAATCTATAAAGAGTAATATTTCAACATTAGGGTCCTCTCTATCTTCTCTTGGAACTACTTTTTCCGATGAACTGGGAGAAGGCATCCAAAAAGCGGTAGATATTATAAATGACGGCATCACAGCATTTGAAGTATTCGGCAAAACTGGTGAAAAGTCTGCCGGTGACACAGTGAAAGGCATTAGCGGAATTGTTGGGATCATAACTACATTAGTGGGTACTGTAATGAATGCCTTTGATTCTACAAAAGCAGAACAAGAAAGAAATATTGAATATCAACGTAGACAGGAAGGATATTGGGATTCTATAAATTATCAAGTAGAACGTTATCTGGAGTTGCTCAAAGAAGCCGCAGGAAATGATTATTTTGCAACAGCTACCCAATCATTAACAACACTTGAAAAAGCCAGAGAGAAGGCATACAGGGACATAGTTAAATCTATGCCTGTTGGTGATGTTGATGCTGTAACATTTGGGCTTGCTCAACTTTTTAAAAGTGGTAAGTTTGCTGGCAAAATGACTGAATATGCCTTCGGAGGTCCGCAAGCTAAAGAAATATTTGATTTCATACAAGCTAATGGAGGATATGATCTACAAAACAAACTCATATCAGAGGAAGCGATTTGGGCGATGAAAAGCAATGCCGACATCTGGTCTAAGTTACCGGAATGGATGCAACAAGCTATTGACAAATTTGTAGAGCTCAACGACCAGACTAAGGAGCTAGAAGAGACTTTAAATGAGGATTTATTTCAAACGACTTCACAAGGTCTCGAAGAAGCAATACTGGAAGGATTAAAAGGAGGAAAAAGAGGAATCGCAGATTTTGGAGAAGATTTTGAAGAGATAATGCGCAACGCCTTATTACAATCGTTCGTTATAGACCAACTAAGAGGTAAAGCACAAGAGTTTTATAAAAAATATACCCTTTTGGCTGATAGTGACGAAAACGGAAAACTTGATTTAACAGCAGAAGAGATAAGCGATCTTAGAAAAGATTGGAATGATATTATAAAAGCTGCTACAGAAGAAGCAAAGAATATTGATGCCATTGTTGGTGGTTCTTCCTCTTCATCCCAAGAAGCTTCAAAGAAAGGCTTTGCCACTGCGTCACAGGATTCAATCGACGAGCTTAACGGGCGTTTCACCGCCTTGCAAATAGCCGGAGAAGAAATTAAGAATCAAAGTATAACTCAATCCCAATCATTAAATATTCTAACGATGAAAGCGGATACACTTATTTCCATAAATACGGAAACGAGAAATATAGCCGATGACACACGTGATTTGATAGCAAGTTCATATCTCGAACTTGTTCAAATCTCCGAAAATACCGGAGCAATAATAAAACCCATCCAGCAAATGCAGAAGGATATGGCGGAAGTTAAAAACAATACCAAAGGATTATCAACAAAATAAATGGTTATGGCATATTTATTAATAAATGGTAGAGATGCTTACAAGACTTGGGGTGTAAGAATGGGAGATAAATTCCTTGATGTACTTGGTGCATCATTACCTATGAAAGAATTTATTGAAAATAAATCCCGATTAGAACATGGAAAACGTGTAATAATTAATAATCCCAAAATTGATGAACGGGAAATAACGCTCTCTTTTACCATAGAAGGCAATTCTAAATCTGATTATCAAGCAAAAAAAAGGGCTTTTTTTGAAGAATTATACAAAGGTGTGATTGATATTCAGATTCCAGCTAACAGCAGTGACATTTATCACTTGATTTATTTAGGTAAAAGTATCACCTATGCGCAGAGTTTAGACAGAACTTTTGGTAAATGCTCAATGAAGTTTTGTGAACCAAACCCGAGTTTAAGGACCTAATTTACGACATTGATTTCATTGTCGTATATGCGAGTGCCCAAAATTGGGTACTCTTTCTTTTATCTCCGAACTTTGGTGTGTTATGGAATCAGTAGACATCAAAGACATATCCGGCAACATTCGCTTTTCGACTCCTATCAATGAGGGTTCGAAAAGACACTTCCTTTTGATGCAGGAAGATTATATCACTTTGCTATTTAGCCTTTTCAATCCGGTTTATTTCAAACTAGGTGACTACGTAGACAATGAGTTGGGAATATTCGAGCTTGTAGACCTGTATAAGCCTACCTACAATACAACGACAGGTGCATACGACTACGAACTCCGCCTTGATGCTTATTACTGGAAATGGAAGAACAAGAAGTTTTTCTATACACCGGAAACCACCGGACGCGAAGCCGCATGGAATCTCACCGCTACCCTTGACACGCATTTGAAAGTCTTTTTGGATAACCTGAAAGCTCTTGGCTATAAATTCAGGGATCTGGATTTTACTTGGGACATCGATAGTACGGTAAAAAACACTTCCAAGCTTGTTTCCTATGACAACGTAAATCTGATCGACGCTCTCACACAGATGGCGGAGACTTGGGAGTGTGAATGGTGGATAGAGAATCATAAGATTTGCTTCGGACGTTGCGAATACAGCTCACCTGTTGATTTCAAAGCCGGTGACTTGACAGACACAGAAAATGTGAATGTCAACAGCATGACACGCAGCGACAGCCAGACCACTTATGCGACCCGTATCTACGCTTTCGGCTCCACCCGCAACATTCCTTCCAGCTACCGGAAAGATTTGATATTCGACGTAAAAGAGGTTAATGGACGTAATATATCCGATACGTCAAGACCGCTCAAAATAAACTACTTTCCGTCACGAGTTACGTATAAGGAAGACTATACCGCTAGTAGCAACGAAGGCAGCGGACCTTTTACTCCCTCTTATACAGAATGGACGCTTGATAAGGCTTTAGCTTCATCAGCCAAGGGTGGTTCTTATAAAGTTGTTTCGGGAGGAATTTCAATCAATATATCAACAGCCGTTCCGCAAATAGGGAACCGTGCTTTTCTACCGGCAGGAGATTATATATTGAAGGCGTCATATATATATAATGTTTCCGGGGAATCAAAAGAGGTGATTATTGGAAATCAGACCGTTTCATTAGCCCAAAATCAACAATATGAGATTGTGTCTAAAATACAGGTTTCCGACACGTTGGTTATCGACAAAAACAGTTCTGATTTAAAAGTAAGGGTATACGTTCACGTACCAGCTCCAGCTTCTTCCGAGCTGTTATCGACTTTCCAGGCGTATGTAACATACGATATTAACGTGTATGGCGGTTCTTCTGCAACGACTTCCGTAACATTCCTTTCCGGTGCAAATGCCGGACAGACTTTTGCTGCTGTTTACAATCCCGACCTTTTAACCGGTGACGCAGCAAACATTATCCAGTTACTGGAAGGTGTAACCGCCTCTTTAGGTAATCGGTACACCATTAACAACATCATAAGCGGTAAAGTTCCTGATAACTACTTTAGTAAGGATGACAAGGAAATGACCCTTAACGGAGTTGTTCAGAAACGCCTTATGCTCCCGGAGGGCATTTCTTATGTAGATGCTTATAAATACAACCCGACTGGTGAACGTATCAACATCGGAGATGAACGCTATAATGATCCGGGTAACGTGGAAATGCCGGAAGAGGAGGCAATCGAAGAGATCGTTATATTTGAGGATGAATATCCCCAATACAAGGGCACAATATCCAGTGTAAGCCACGAAGACAAGGTAGATGATAACGATAAGGAATATCCGATCTACAAATTCAAAGATACGGGACTGAAGAACTTTACAGAAGATTTCAGGCTGGATGGTGAGGAACTTCACATGATATTCCAGACTGGTAAGCTTGCCGGGATGGACTTTGCTATCAACATTGTAGAAAGCGATAGCACTGGAACAACCTTTGAAATTGTCCGCAATGAGGATTACGGTCGCTTTCTTCCGGATGATGTTCTTTATCCGGAAGCTTCTAATACTTATATCCTTTACGGTTTTGATACCGCGTACATCTCCGAGCAGATGTTGCCGGATGCAGAGCAGAATCTACTCAAAAAAGCAAAGGAGTACGTAAAGAAATCCATGATTGACCCGTCCACCTACGATTGTGAGATGGATGCTGATTTCATCTACAATAAGGGTAATATTCGTACATACGAAGTCGGGGCTAAAGTCAACCTGATAAATAAGGCATTTTTCCCGGAAGGCAGACAATCAAGAATAATCGGTTTCGAGTGGCCGCTGGATATTCCTTACGATCACCCGATTTATACAGTCGGTGAGACGGCTTCATATTCCCGTATCGGTGAGATAGAGAGCAAGCTTGATTCCCTCACTTACAAGGGGCAAACCTATTCCGGTTCTACTGTTGGAGGCGGTGGAGCGAGTGTGTATGTTATTGGGGTTAATGACAAGACAATCCCGTCTGACAGAAACGTGTTCTCCGCAAAGAGAGTGCTTGCCACCTTCTTGAACAAGACACAGGAGGAGACAATGGAATTTCTTATCAAGTTGTTAGGCGGTGTTATTACCGACAATATAGAATCCCTGAACTTTATTTCCGGTGCGCTTGGTTCAGGATTCCTCATCAAACATGATCCGAAGACCGGACGGTCATACATCGAGGTTGATGAGCTGTATGTAAGACTAAAAGCAATATTTGAGTCTTTAACAATCAAGGAGCTTCAATCAGCAGGCGGTGAAGTTCTCCTGACATTGGCTAGTATCGAATGCACCAAAGTGGAAAAGATAACGGAAGCCGCTCTTTATGATGCAAACGGCTTTCGCCTTTATGATGTTGATGGGAAAGCATTATTATCATCTATAGCAACTGGAGGCGTCTACCGCTGTTATTTTACATCTGATGACGGTGAGAAAGCCATTATCAACCAATTCGCAGCCGGAGACATGGCGCAATGCAGGCAGTTCAACATTAAAGAAGGGGTTTATGAAAATGTATCCAACCGTTATTACTGGCGTTATGTTCTGGCTGTAGGCGAAAATTATATTGATTTATCTGTAGATGATTGTGCTGAAGGCAGTGATATTCCGCAAGCGGGTGATAAGATAATCCAACTGGGAAACCGTACAGACCCGGCACGTCAGAACGCCATTCTCCTGTCCGCCTACGGACTTACTGCTCCTACCATACAGATGTTGCAGAGAATAGATTCTTACTCTTTGGATGGAAAGGCGGTGAAAGAAGAAGGATTCGACCAGGAGACACAACAGTTCTATTCGAATACATACGGACGCAGTTATACAGGCACACGGGATAAAGACGCATTCATTCAGTTTGACCCTGTAACCGGTTTGAAAATACACGGTGCCGAAATTGACGTTTCAACCGATAATTTCATGATAAAAGATCGGGATGGTAATCAGATTGCCGTCTTTGAAATAGGAGAAAACGGAAAGCCACGCCTTAAAGCTGATAATATAAATGCCGATGAGCTATTATCAAACGGTGAAAAATGGGCGCTCAAGAAAGACGGAAGCGGATTCCTTGCATCAAAGAATCTTGTCTGGGATGAACTTGGGAATCTTAACCTGATGGCGTCTTTGTCTCTACCTTATAAGATGTTTCAAATAAATGCGGATTCAACTCCGACACCTATGGATTTATCGGAGGGGAGATACTTTGTAGTACGTTACGGAAATATATATGGCGATCAAATCATAGAGCTTCCCGCTCCCAGTCCGGAATATAATGGTTCAGAAGTTAGAATTTATTCCGGGTTTATGACAACAAGGTCTTCCAGAAGCTTCTTTGATCTGACAATAGAAGAAAACGGTATATTCTTCTACCCCGGATATATTCCAGTAGCAGGCTCCCCAATACAAATATCAAAAGTACGTGTTTCGGATAAAGAAATTATTTTGAGATGTATTTCATTTGGAGATTTCAGTTTCTGGTACATACAAAACTACAAAGATTTTGCAAATGAGGATTTTAATCCATCAGAATAAAAATATAAACTATGGCAGAAGAAAAATACATATTTACAGTAACGGGCGATCATGCTAATAAAATATTGATTTGCCCTGTCCCCGTGGGCGGGATATTTATAACTAAGTTGACTGACAACCCTGCCGTCCGTTATCCGGGCACAACTTGGGAGAAGTTGGAGGGTCGTTTCCTTTATGGTACCTCCGGGCAGGAGGAAAGTGGTGCAACCGGTGGCAGCTCTTCGGTTGTGCTAAGCGTTGAGAATATGCCTGCCCACACTCATGCACTTACTGCGAAAACAGATGAATCCGGTTCCCATACCCATACATCAGGTAATCACCGTCATAAGGTAGACAGCCATAGCCACACACAGCCGTCACACTCGCATAGTGTTAAGATGTCGGATAGAAACGACAGTGGCAATCCAAACTACCTGTTTGCGCCTAATGGAGGTAACTACGGTATGGAATCGGCGGCATCCGGAAACGGGTGGGGACAATCAGGTGCAGCAGGAGGTGAAAGCACGGGTAGTGCTTCCCCTTATACCAGCTATACAAATCCGACCACGTCTGAAAACGGAACCCACTCTCACGGATTAAGCGGGACCCTTGCTGAAACTGGAGAAGGACAGGAATTCAGCATCCTTCCTCCATATATCAAGGTCCATATCTGGGAAAGAAAATCGTAATATTTAAAATAAAAAAATATGGAAAAGTATATTTATTTAGACAGGGAAAACGCAAAGAAAGGTATAGCTCTTGTTTTTGCAGTCAAAGATCATCCGGTAAAGGATTATCCGGCATATTTTGGGGGTGAGGCAATAGAGTTTGTCGGAGAAGATCTTCCGCATTATATCACCTACGTACAGGACGGAGACAAGGAGTATGTGCGTGAAGCCACACGAATGGAACTGTATGAAAGGGGAATAATATCCCTTCCCGCAAATGAAACTGTTTCGAATGGTGCTATCGTAAAGAAAACACGTGAGCAACTGGTAGCCGATGGTGTAATAACCTTGGAATCGGAGTTGTCTAAAGCCCGGTTCGATCGAAAACGCCAATTAGAGGCGGTAGATTTGTACGATAAAGCGGTACTGCGCGGTGATGTTCAAGAAACAGAAATGCAAAAAAGCATCCGGGATGCCTATCGTAATGACTGGCTTACTATCACTGACCGATATACGGATATTAGTATTCCCATTGAAAGCATGTATCCACTGATGCCTGATTTTATCGCTTACTTCTATTCTTAAATTTATGAACTATAAACAGATAAAGCTATGATTCTACTAGTATTAATGTCGTTCATTCTCATTGCCGGCTATGTCTTTGCAATGATAAAGAAGATGAAGGAAATTCCTTACTCTATCAGTGACACCTACTATGCCCTGACGCATAAGTTCTGGTTCGGTTTGTACATGATCGGCTCCGGTGCATTGCTTCTTCCGGCAGCATCTGAAGCAAGTACGGAAAACAGCCCGTTTCTTGTATTCCTTTCGGTTATCGGGATGATTGTATTAGGTGTGTCTCCCAATTTCAAAGGAAGCCAGAAAACCGCCCATTGTATCGGTGCCGCCATGTCTTTAATCTTCTCCCAGATATGGGTAGGTTGCAATAGTTGGTATTGGTTACTGTTATGGGCTGGATTCATCGCTTACATGGTTATCTCAATGAAGAAGCATTGGACAGGCAATTTCATCTCTGACTTTATAAAGAGAAAGCCGATGTTCTGGATAGAGGTAATTTCGTTGTTAACCGTTTATCTAACCTGTTTGGTGTAATATGGAACAAATCAGTCAGATAATAACAATGGTAGGCGGTATAGTAGCAACTATCCTGCTTCCCCTCATTGGAGCCTTCCAGTTCTACGATTCAAAGAAGAGAAAAGAAGCCGCTGCCGCTAAGAAGGCGGAGGCGGAGAATATCACCCAGTATGCGGCCGAGTGGAAGAAATGCTACGAGGAAGAGCGTAAGGTGGAAGAAGAACTGAACAGAAAGATAGACCAGCTTTACAAGGAGAAAGAACAGGATCGTGAACGCATACGTGATTTACAGTCCAAGAATGTAAAACTCGAACTTGAGAATCAGGCGTTGAATTTCAAGAAATGCGAAGTAAGAGGGTGCAAGGAGCGTAAGCCGCCCAGTGATTATTAAAACAATAACTATATGAGTTGGATAAATGAAAGCAACCGCATGAAGCACCTGCTCTACGGCATCCCGGCAGGTGCATTGCTTACCATCCTGTTTGCGGCGGGACTGGCTGCCGGCATGGAGTTCAAGGACCGTTCATACGGCAATAAATGGGATTGGCTCGATATTGCCGCTACGTTGATAGGCGGGCTTATCGGACAAGCGATTCAAATCGGAATATTAACATTGATATTATAGGAGGAAATAAACATGAGTTTACCAAGAGGTTTGAGAAACAATAATCCGGGAAATATCCGGATCACAAAGGATAAATGGCAGGGATTGAGAGATAAACAAGAGGACAAATCGTTCTTCCAGTTTACGGAAATGAAATGGGGTTACCGTGCCCTTATCCGAACCTTGCAAAACTACCGTAAAAGACACGGCTGTCAGACGGTGGCAGATTTTATCCACCGGTGGGCACCGGAGAACGAAAACAATACAGCCGGATATATCAGCCGTGTATGTAGCGAAATGCAAGTCCCGAACACATACGTTCCGGACATCAACGACAAAGCAACCATGTGCGCTTTTGCTGCCGCCATCTCACGTGTTGAGAATGGAGTTCCGGCTGTTATGGCTGACATAGAAGCCGGGTGGGATTTATTATAAACTTTAATCAATAGGAGGAACAATCATGGCAACAATAAATTTGGAGTTCAAAAAGAACAGTAGCGTATGGTATGCGGAATTTCAGGTAAATTCCGATTTCAACATCCATTTGGAACGCGACAACTACGGTCGGGTAAGTATCCTTCAACGGACGACAAGTGAGGGTAATTTTGAGCCCGTAGTTTTGCCCGGAAGTCTTGCGTACAATGCAGGGACGACTATAGACTGTGATTTTTCGGCATTAGTCTATCCAAAGACAATTCGTGTTGAAAGTGACAGTGAAGTGTTAAGTGGAACAGTAACCGAATCCGGCAATGATGCTTAACAGGGTGTCTTTAAATGTAGTGGGGCTTAACCGGATCGGATTAAACCGGATCGGTTCGCCCTCCCGTGGCTCTTCTTCCGGTTCCGACCGTTCTTACATCGACCCAGAAGTCTTAGCCTCCCTGAAAGCCGTCTGCATCTGCTACGGTAAAAGCAACGACGATCCGGACAGGGCTATTATCAAGAACTTGGTGGACCCTGACAATCCGTTTGTGATTAGCAATGCAGCTTACACTGAAGGAAGTGGCTACGCAGATAAAGATAGTCCTTACTATGGTGCCTTCGTCACCGACGGAATCGACGATCTGATTACTTCCACCAAGACCGTACAGGAGATGCTGGGAGAAAGTAATGAGATTACGGTTGTCAGTATGATTCATGGAATTGGTTCTAAGAATGCTTATACTAATGTTTTAAGAGAATACGGCTCTAATTACATTAGAAACACTTCTACAGCAGATGGTAAAAATGGTATTTATGGTTATACCTGTAAAGATACGACTAAATCTATTATAACCGATATACTTGGTGATAAGAATGATTATAAATTAGAATATATTCAAACAACTACTCCTTCGACCGTAAATAGCGTATTTAGTGTTGCAGGGTGGAGAGAGAATAATGGTTCAATGATTGTGTATCCTGTTGCTTGGTACTGGACTTTTATTGCCAAACGAGCATTGACCACTGACGAGATTAATCAAGTAATAGCCTACTACAACTTGGATAGAACTCTTAAACCTGATATACTGTGTGATGTCAAGAAGCAGGGCATTACCAACGAGAACCACGCAGAGTTTGGCGACAAGCTGATTGACTTTTCCGGCAACGGTAGGGATATTCAGCTGAACAATATTGCTTGGAAGGGGGATTCAGGTATTGGTAAGTATGAGATGGACTTTTTGGACTGGGTTATAAATTCGCCTTTTATAAATGAAAGGACATCATTCACATTTTCATCATCCAACGATACTAATAATGATATAATAACTATTTATCAAAGAGTACCTGCTGCTACACAATCTTTTTTAATAAAAGCGAAATTAAGAGGTAGAGTACTATACAGATATTATGTCAATAACGGTGATACTATTAGTATTTCATATTATGAAGTAAAGGAAGGAATAAATATATTACCTGATTCCGCAGACCCGACATCAGTGAATGGAAAAGTAGGATTTATATTGAAGGGGTTATCTTCTATTAAGTTGGAACAAATTCCCTCCCACGCAGGTGGTTTATGCCTTGACGGTATCAATGACTTCGGGCAGTTTGTAGGAGACTTGGGATTGAAGGATTATACTTTTATAATGGATAGAGAATATCTATCTTTAAAAGCAGACCAAGTTCCTGTTATATCTTCTATTAATCCTTTGACAGATACCCCATTTATATTTGAACATTGTGTTTATGAAAATAGAGTAGCTAGACCTTTTAGTTTTGGTGGAGATACTGTATTTGAAGAGCAGTTGGCTTCTAAAAGATTTATATCTTATCAATCTACTTATAAGTATAATGGGAAAGATATAGCAAGAGGTACTTCTGTTAATACAGGAAGCGGTCTTACCATTGGAAGATATGGAGATGATAAACAATATGCAAACTTTGCATTATACTTCTTAATGCTCTTCCCCTATAGCATGTCCGAGTTCTTGATCGAGCGTCAGTTGAAGAAGCACAAGCTGGGTACGCTGTATCCGGATATGGTGGAGTTCAGACCGATAGTGAAGAGTAATCTACCTTATTCTTCCATTTCCTATTCTGTTAATCCCGGAGAATATATCTCTGTAGATAGCATGGTTACCATCACTGTAACGTTGCCAAATACCTCTGATAAGCTAATGGAGGTATCGTGCAATGCTATCAGTGATATATCCATATCCGGTGACAATGGCGTTTACGAGATTACGGGAAAGATAGTCAAATCCCCTCAAAAGATAAACCTTGTTATCTCCAGCTACTTGACAATGCTGAATAACGAGACTTTAATTTCAAATGAAACATTAATTAAAAACGAATGATATGGAAAATTTAGAAAAGATACAGGAAATCGGAACTACCGAAAAGGCTTGGATTGAATATGCACAAGCTATCGACCGAAACAACGAAAATATAAGAATAGCGCTAGATGGTATTATTCGCAAAGAAGTGCTTCAATCTACTATGAAAAGAATAGCTATTTATGTCCCTTTTCCCAACATGAAATTACCTATTTTTTTGAAAGTTCAATGTGCTTCTCCTACAGTTCCTGTTTTTAATATATATTACAAGGATAGCCAATCCGGAACACTTAAGGTTTACCTCAAAAATCAATCATTTGATACTGAAATAGAAATTAATATTCAGCCCGGATATCCTTATTTATATATCTATTCTACGAGTATTGATGATGAGGTAATCGAACCTGTAGATTATTCATTTACTTACACGACTCCTGATTCTATGGAATATATACTAAATAACATAGATTTGAAAGGTTCTAAAATTGTAGCATTTGGAGATAGTATTACAGAGCTTAAAGATGATAAAGGTCGTAGTTATAGTGATTATATCGAGAAATTTTATGGTGCAAAAGTGTTTAATGTAGGTATTGGGGGCACACAGATTCGCCAGAGGACCCACCCTGTAGAAACTCCTACTAGCGAATTGCAGGGATATGCCGCACTGGATGTTATAAACATGGTGAAAGCCGCTTGCTCCCAGGATTTCACTATGCAAGAAAATGCTGCGACCTATTTGAAGGAGCTTAAAAATAGTGATAAAACAGCTATAATTGAGTTGTTGAAGTCCGTAGATTGGGATTCTGTTGATGCAGTTACAGTTTTTGCAGGAACAAATGACTGGCCTTCATATTCTGCGACGTTAGGTGAAAGTGGAAGTACGGATATTGGTAAGACTTTAGGAGCTGTCAATGAAATTATAAGATTGTTATCATCGACATACCCTCATGTGAAAATCTATTGGTTCACCCCTATTGTTCGATATTCGTCTTACTCTATTTCCGAATGGGATGATAGGTATTGGAGTGATAGGATGGGTAGCACTGAACAACCATATCTTCCACAATCAGGAAGCAATGAGCCTAACACCTCTGACTCATTGAAAAATGGGACACTTAAAGATTTTAGTGAAGCTATTGAAAATGAAGTAAGACTTAACCATATCCCATGCTGTGATATGTATAATACGTTGGGGTGGAATAAGTATAATTTCAGCCAATACTTCAATGATAATGATGGTACACACCCTAAAAAAGGATTCAAGGAAATAGCTAAAAAAATTGCTTCCTTCCTAATCGCAAATAAAACGTTTTAATAGCAATTATGAAATACATTACATTCCCCACAGCGAATTTGAACGAGATACCGCAGGAGGTACTCGATGAACTGCACTTGGTTCCGAGAAAGAGCGTTGACGGTACACAGGTGATTATGAAATTGGATCACTATGAAAAGTTGTTCCCAAGTATCATGACTTTGCCGTTACTGGACGAAGAGGAGACTCCGCAAGAGCCGGTTTACCCTTATCCGGTATACGAAGGCGAAGAATTGAATACTTTGCTGGCAAGTTCGGAGTGGTCTTCAAGCGATAGTATCCTATGAAGTCCCTCCCTTGGATGCTAGTCTGCCTGTTGCTTGGCGTGATCGTGTGGATGCAGTGTAATCCGCACGAACCGTCAACGGTGTACAACATTAAAGGAGATACTGTACGTATCCGGGACACAGTAAGAGACACAATACCCAAACCGGTAAGGGAAACTCTAAAACGTACCGATACGGTATATCTACCGATCCTGATAGATACTACCACTGATAGAACCGTAGAAGGCGATTCAATTCCGGTACTTATACCGATTACAAGCAAGGAATATAAGACCGATGATTACCGGGCGGTAGTCAGTGGGTATAATCCCAGTCTTGATTCTATGGAAATATACAGAGACAATAAAATTATTACTTTTCCACCTTTACAGAAGAAGAAACGATGGGGATTAGGTTTACAGGCAGGGTATAGTTATCCGGGTGGTTGGTACGTAGGAGCTGGAGTTAGTTGTAACTTATTTATGTGGTAATACCGGCACTATCTTCACAGACCGTTTCCGGTATGAAAAGTTTAAGTTTCACTTATATAACAATTTCCTACGGAAAAAGGTTTTAAAGGAAAGGAGGATAAAATGATACATTAATTAATACTAAGCACTAAGTTTATCCGGTAAAGTAGAAGGCCGGTAATCGTTAATGATTATTGCAAGGGTTATATCTTTGTGTTTGTCCCTGGCTATGTAGTCGGGGATTCTTGCTGCTTCTTTTGTAAATAATAGATCTTATTTGTATTTTTGCAAAAAATAAGAATATGGCTAATTTTTATGATATAACAGAATGGAACGAAAAACCTTTTTTTAATACTAAAGGTACACGCAATAAATGTGTAGTTAGTAATCCCGAAGATGATAGCGTGTATTTCTTTAAAACCTCCATGTTAAAAGAGGGGAAAGATTATAAACCAGAGTTTTGGTCTGAAATTATATCTTCAGAAATAGGTCGTTCTTTAGGGTTTGATGTGTTAGAATATAATATAGCAAAACATGGAAGCGAAATAGGATGTATTTCTAAATCTATGAATACCGAAGAAGAATGTTTGACAGAAGGAGTAAGTATATTGACTGGCTATGATAATACATATGAGCCTGAAAATAAAGAATCATATTCAGCTTATACCTTTCATTTTATAAAATCTGCTATCGAAAGTTTTAACTTTGGTGAACACATAGAAGATATCATAAAAACTATCATTTTTGATAGTATTATTGGGAATAGTGACAGACATCAAGAAAATTGGGGGTTTATTACACCATATAAAGAAACCGAATTGACCAATGAAGAAGCAAATCATGTCTTTTCTAAATTAAAAGATCGTTTTAAACAAATAAAAGATTTCCTTACAAAAAATGAAGGATTTAATAATCCAAACGGCCATGTAAAGATGAAAATCCTCAAAATGGAGGGCAGGTATTCTCCTATATATGACAGTGGTTGTTGTTTAGCCAGAGAAAAAAGTGAAGACGCTGTAAAGCAGATGTTGAACGATGAAATAATGTTCGACAGTTTTATCAATCGGGGAAAATCTGAAATAAGATGGGGTAACGATGGAAATAAATTAAATCATTTTGAACTTATAAAAAATATAAGAGTCGAATTTCAAGAAATAGTAGATGGCATAATAAATAATGTTATATCTTTGTATGATGAAAACAAAATACGTGATATAATTTTTTATATAGATAAAGAGCTTCCAGATGATTTGAGAGAAGAATATGGTTTGTCTTCTTATCGTAAGGAGCTGATTTTTAAATTGATAAAAGAACGCATTTTGAGACTAAAAAACATTATATTATGAAGAGATATATAAAACACATCTATCTTATTTGGAGACGTGGCAGGAATGATAGTCGAATAAAGATAGGTAAAATAACTCGGAATCAGACTGAAGGAGTTAGGTTTGAGTATATATCTGATGGAGTAAAAGAAGCTTTAGAAAAAGGTTTTAATATGTATCCGGATTTTCCAAATCCAGAAGTTGTATATAAAAATAATGTTTTAGAAGTATTTGCTCAACGCTTAACTAATACGGAACGTTCCGATATACAGAAATATTATAATTATTGGGAAATTAACCCTAAATTGAAAGATAACAAATACTATGTATTGGCTCAAACTCAAGGATTGTTATCAACAGATAATTTTGAATTTTTAGCAGAATATTATCCTGTTCGTGATTTGAAATTTACTAGTGAAGTTTGCGGACTGACGAGAAGACAATTGCCTAGTGGAACATTAAAGGAAGGAGATATACTAGAATGGAGGTTGGATAAGAAAAATTTATATGATAAATATGCAGTTCAACTCTTTAAAGATGGCATAGACATAGGATATGTTAAAACTGTCCATAGTAAAGTTTTTCATGATTCTAAGTATAAACTTTTTAAAGTTCAAGTAAAGAGTGTAGAGCAAAATGGACATCTTAATAGAGCGTTCATTTCGATTACAACAATCGATAGAAAGCATTCGAGCCCTTATTGAATATGACACTCCCGGTGTATTAGATATGCCGGGATTTTTATACCTTTGCCGAAAACTAACATTAGTATGGCAGAAGAAAAGAAATACGACTACGACTCGATCAACGAGCTATTAACTTGGGCTAAAGAAACGCTCAACAATAAGAAATACCCGGACGGGGAATTCCAGCTTGATAAATGCGCAAAGATTCTCGATTGCGGGAAATACCTTGATTCGATGATAGCAGTGATTTCGAGGAACTGGGAGAATCCTACGTTTTATCCGACTGTAGACCAATTGAGATTATTTAGAGAGAAGATAGAGAAGGCAGCCGGATAAGCTGCCTTTTTGATTATATCCAACTTTGTTTCTATTATATAAAGTATTCACTATATTTGCATAGAAAATCATTCAATATTGATGCTTTTTTAGTCTCGGTTTTACTAATGATTTACAGATGTTTAAAATTGTATAGGTTAACTTGTTGAAATATAAATGATTACTTGAAAATAACTCCAAATTTCTTATATTTGGGGTCTAAAAATTAAAACAGTTACACAAAATCTGTTTGTCACA